GCTAATTCATATTGATATTCGTCTTCGCCTTCCTGCGTGGCAGTATAGTCTTCGCGTTCCGGCGCATTGTAGTTACCCATAACATCTTCCATTCCTTCCAATGGTAGTTGCGAAAACCATGCGTTTAGGTACAAATGTAATTCGTCTGCTTGCTGTTGTATTTTGTTCAACACTAGCGATACTTTTTCCGTATTTTCCATATGATATTTTTGATTGATTGGTTTAAACAAATTTAATAATTAGGTGATAAGTGGCAGTAAATACGCGACGAATCACCCAATTGTGTAGACGAAACTATCCGTACACGACTTCGCCCATGGTAGCCAATTGAAAAAATACGTCGTCGTCGTCCGCGTCATTCTCTTCAGCTAGTATACGCTCCAGAAATTCCGGGTATTTTTCCGCCATTAACTCGAGCGCCTTAAGCATTGACGCCTGTGTGACGTCCCCTAGGAAGTCCATTTCTTCCGGATCTTCGGCGCTTTCTATATCGTAAATAGGTAGCTTAAATTCTGTATTCGTGTAGAGTTGTTCGGCTATGTTCTCCGCCATTGAAATGCCCCGACGGAAGTTTGTTTTGTCCAAATCTCCAATGCAGTACCAATAATTTGAACCGCCTTCTAGGGCTCCGATGATAACGTTTTCAAAAATGTTTTGCTTGATTTCGATTGTTTTATTAATTGTGATTTCCATAAATAATTTAATTTAAAAAGTTAGGGCCGTTATGGCAGTTTGTTTTAAAATCCGTCTTCGCGTTTGCGTTCTATTGCTTGTATTATTTCCGCTTCGCTCCAACCTTTGGCGATTAATTCCGTACGATATTGTTCGTCCGTCATAATATCCAAGTCTTCGACGCCTATTATTTTCGTGCCGTATGCGTCGCCGGCTGTTACTTTCTTATACCAATTCGAAAAATGCCTTTCGTCTTCGAATGATTTCGTGAACGTCTTATATCTGTTTAGATATCCTCGCGTCGTAATGCTTTTATGTATCATTTTACTAGGTAGTTTAATTCGTTTAGGATTGGTGCTATGTATTCCTGTAGCGTAAATAGTACGTCCGTTGGCGTGCTCAATTCTTCGGCTACATCTTCGCCGGCTTCCTCTATATCAAGTTGGGCCAATACAGAACGATTATAGTACACGTCACCTATTTGCCACGCTTCGTCTTCGTCGTCGCCGGCGTCGGAATAGTTCCCGAAATCTGTGTTTTCCACTAATTCGCCTATTAATACTTTTAGCTTCTCTTCGCGTAATTTGTACGCGTTTAGTTCGTCTTTTAATTGCTGTAAATTTTCCATATGATTTATTTTTTTAAGGTTTTATAGTTAAATAGTAAAGATTCAATAGTTAAAAATATATTAGTTAAATCGTCCCAATTATTATGCTTCACGTCGTCAAAATCTTCTAGTATTACGACGCTTCTAGTGTGGTACAAATCCGGCTCCCATGCATCTACCATATTTTTAGATAGCTTCGCTTCCATTTGCCTAACTTCTTTTTTCAGTAGCTTGATTCCGGCGTTTTGGTTTTCAATGTACTTTTGTAATTCCTCAATTTTGTTTTGTAAATTTTCCATTTTATAAAAGTTTAGCGCCGGGAATTTCACCCGGCTTGATTAGATTATTTTACTACGAATTTGCTCGCGCTCTTCTTTGCTTTACCTTTTGCTTTTAAGCCTAGGATTTTACCGGCTTCCAATGTTAGCATAATATCGTCGGCTTCGTCTCCATTAATTACCGGCGCTCCTAGGTACGTTTCCGGGAATGGCTTCGCTTCGTCAAATACTACAGATATAGGGCCGTATTTAAGCGCTTCAATGCATTCCGCTTCATTATCTTCTGAACGTGAAAACGTTAATTTGTAACGGGTGCCGGCGTACTTTTTTACTTTGCCTAAAATCTTCGTGTAGTCATAAAATTCTAGGTTTGTAAACGCTTCCAATACGTCGACGCTAAACCGGTTTTTTAATATGGCGATAAAATCTAAATCTGAAGTACCATTTAAACGAACTGCAATTTTAGAATTTTGGCGCTTTGCTTTTTTGTCTAGGCGCGTTAATTCATTCATTAACATATTTAAAAATCCGTTTCTATCATGCAAGTAAAATTCTGTTCGTCGCGTCCGTCCGGCTTGTACGGGTGCCATAACTCCGCGTCCGCTAGTGTAAAGGCATAATTTAGTACATTCAATCGATGCCTTTGGACAAAGATTTTTGCCTAGGCTGTTTTGATTAAATGGATTTAAATACAGGATATAACTTTCCAAAAAGTTTTTAGCTAGTTTGGCGTTACTGTCTCCTTTGCTTAAAAGGTTTTTAGCTATTTCTAAAATTTGTCCGTTTGAAGTTTTAATTGTTTTCATGATTGATTTGATTGATTGATTTGATTAAATATTGATTGATTGAATTATTTTTTAATTAATAAACTCCCGGAAAAAATAAATGATAATAAAACCGGAAGCGTGAAGACTAAAATAGCTACTAAATTTTCCGTCGGATAAGTTTCTGTATTCAATTGATATCCGATAACAGATAAAGCAAGTAAAGACGTAATAAATAAAATCGTTTGGAATACTGTTTGAAGCGTTTTCATATTGTTTTGTTTAATTGTGTGCCACAAAGTAAAGCAATAGGTTTATACTATGCAAGCATTTTAATACTAAAAATTATTTAACGGTATGTTTTTTTTATGCAATGTTTGTTTAAATAATGTATGGCGCATTTTACTTTTTTAAATATTTTAGAAAGGGAAGAAGATTTGAGGCGGATAATAGTCTTCGCGCCTTGCCTTGCTTTGCATAATATTTTCGCGAAGTCAAACCGAAATAGGGTTTTCCTTTTTGGTTTATGGTGCCAAAAAAAATAGTGTTTATCGATCATTATATTTTTCAGGAAATTATGTTTAAACGTACCTATTTTAGCCGGCTTGAATTTTGGAATTTGAATTTAAGAAAGGAAAGGTACCCGGTTTGAAATTTGCGTTTCACTATCTGTAGCGCCGGGGCCGGCAGAAAATCTATAACCTTCTTTACACAACCGCACGCAACTTTTTTTTGTTAATTAGGGTTTTTTAGTATAACTTTAGGTTGATAAACCAGACAATAACAAATATGCTTAGTTACGACATCAGTCAGGCGTCGCCTAATACAGTCATTGTAGAGGTAGGTAAATCCCTCGAGGATACAGTTACTTTTGGAGGAATGACTCTTCACATAGATCCCGAATTCAACCCCACCCATCACGCTAGAATATACGGTAGAGTGGTGGCAATACCTGCGGGAAATATATACGACTTTAACGGCAATCAGATCCACGAAGAGGTTCGTGTTGGGGACTTAGTATACTTTCATTATTTAACGACGTCAGATGAGAGCAATTGCATTTATGGGAATTATTATAGAGTCCCTTATTGTTGGATTTTTTGTACTATCAGGGATGGCTTTATTCTACCTGTTGGCGGGTGGACTTTATGTGATCAGGTTGTTGAAGAAAAATTTGATGAGGTTGAAGTTGATGGTTCAAAAATTAGTGCGGTACTAAGTGAATCTGGATTGGTGGTAGGTTTGAACAAAAAATCTTCAGTAAAATATGCAACATTAGCTCATATTGGGAAGCCATTTGTTGGAGTTGATGAGTTAGGAATAGAATCTGGGGACAAAATTATCCTTGCCAAAAATTCCAACTTTGTCAATAAGATTGAAGGAATCGATTATTATACGGTAAGGCAAGAGGATATACTTGGCAAAGTATAGGTACCCCCTGCTAGATTCTAGAGGGAGGGGGTATGCTAGATTTGTGGGGGAGGGGGGTATGCCAGATTTCAGAGGGGGGTATGCTAGATTTGTGACCCCCCCCTGCCAGATTTCTGGCACATATAATTAAATATATAATAAGAGTTAATAATAAAAAATATATTGCAAATTATTTTCAAATTATTTTCAGTTATTTTTTCAGAGTAGAAACGAAGTTTCTGCTAGTAGCCAAAAAAGAAAAAAATGGGTAGGACGCCGCGCGCCGATGCCCGCCAAACAATTAAATACTATGGCAATATTTTCGGATAGCGAGTTTGATAACTTAGCATTACCCATTAGAGAAAAGGATCTTCATAAGCACCCTACTACAAAGCATATTTTTGGGAGCATTACTGCTTCAGAGGTGCCTGTTATAAAGTACGTTGCTTTGTTATATGATGTTAAGAGTCCGATGCGACTAAAGATTCCTGATGTGGATATGCGTAAGGAGGAGTGTGCTGAGATGTCAGAGTTAAAAGATGGCAAAGAGGATATCTTTAATCTAAGCAACGATAAAATACTGGGCTATATAAACTCCTATCTTAAGTTCCAATCGTCTAAGGTGTGGGCAGTATTGACGGCTAACGAGGAGGTGTTATGGCAGTATCAGCAAGAGTTGTTAACTCCTATCAAAGACTTTAAGAATGATAAGGATAAGTTACAGGCTTTGGATATGAAGAGTAAGTTAATGAATGAATGTGATTCTATTATTCGCAGGATTGAATCTTATGAGGAGAAGTTGTTTGGTGACAATCATCAAGAGAAGGATAAGATTATAAACTACACACCAGAAACAATTGCTAATATATAGGTTATGTACAGAAAGCATAAAAGAAATAGGGAGTTGTTGATTAATGGCATTACGGTAAACTTGCCACCTAATGGTGTTGTATGGAATGTAATGACTAATCAATGGGAAGAAAGGGAGATTGCTAGGCGTAGTGCTAAACCGGCATACTGTTACTGGGAACGTCCTTCGCCGCCGGCTGACTACGAGACAAAGCGTAAGAAGGAGATCGCGGCGCAGAGAACTAATCCCGAGCATTATAATCCGGAGCTACAAGCGTACAGGAATCAGGAGTGGGACAGAAGGCTTAATGGATTTTGGTTTATGAATAATAATAGTGGGGTTTATATTACCGGGCTTCATTATTTTTATTTAACTCATTGGAAGCTAGATGTTGGATATCCTGAGTTTAGAGCAACTGATAGGGATTTCTTTTATTTCCTAGAGTACGTTGTTCAGGATCCTAATTGTTTAGGAATGGTTGAGGTGACTAAGCGTCGCCAAGGAAAGACAATGCGGGCTGGATGTTTCCTATACGACTTGCCTTCTAGAAGCAAGAATAAGAATGCGGGTATCCAGTCAAAGACAGAGTCGGATGCTAAAGATAACGTATTTGCTAAGGGGGTGATTATGCCATTTAAGTACCTACCCGATTTTTTTGTTCCAATTTACGATACGGAAAAAGGACTCACCCCCAAATCAGAATTGCGTTTTTTTAAGACAAACAAGAGGGGTGCCATAGAAGACATCTTTGAAAATAAAATTGAGCTAGAAAGCTCTATTGGTTTTAGGGGTTCTGATAAATTTTCTTATGATGGATTGAAACTTCATAGATATGTAGGTGATGAGGTTGGTAAAACGATTAACGTTAACGTATATGAAAGGCATCAAGTCGTGCAATTCTGTTTACAACAGGAAGAGAACATTATTGGCAAAGCTCTTTATACTACAACCGTTGAAGAAATGGAAAACGGTGGGGAGCACTTCAAAGAATTATGGATGGCGTCAGATCAAAAAAAGAAAAATGCTAACGGACGTACAAAGACTGGTTTGTATCAGTATTTTACTCCGGCGTATAAAACGCTTTTCTATGATAAGTATGGTTATGCCGATGAGGATAAAGCCAAGACGTTTTACTTGGAAGAACGTAAAGCCTTAGAAGACGATCCCCGCGCGCTGGCTTCTTATATAAGAAAGAATCCATTTACAATTGAGGAGGCATTCTTCTCTGAAGGAGAGACTTGTTTGTATGATGCTATGAAAATCAACAAACAAATGGAAACCATTACTTGGATTGATCAAAAAGAGTTATATTTGCGCGGTGAATTCATTTGGGAAAATGGAGAGCGCGACAGTAGGGTAATTTTTAAGGAGACATCTAATGGCAAGTTTTTAGTTCACGCTAAATGCAACCCACACGATCATAACTTTTACAATCAAGTAAGGGAGTATGGGACAAAGAAGGTGCCTGATGCGAATAAAAAATATGCAATAGCTGTCGATCCATTTGATCATAATATTACATCTTCTAAGGAACGCTCTGACGGGGCGGCATATGTGTATAGAAGATTTGATGCAATGGATGCAATGAGTGAAACATTCTTAGTAGAATATATTAACCGCCCAGATAAAGCGGAGATATTCTATGAAGATATGATTAAGTTGGTTCATTTCTTTGGATGCGAAATACTTTCCGAGGATAATAAAGTTGGACTTATAAAATATTTTGAGTATCGTGGCTACGATAAATTCCTAACAAGAATGCCGGGGGCAACCAAGTATGGGATCTCTGCTACGACAAAAACGCACCAACAGATAGCTGAACAAACAGAAACTTACATAGAGGAAAATATACACAAGGTTGTGTTTAAAAATCTTTTACAGGATTGGTTGCTGTTTGATATAAATAAAACCACTAAATTTGATGCGGCGATGGCAAGTGGCTATACTTTGATTGCGGCAAGTAACTCAAAGTTTGCACAGAAAGTCGAACAAAAAACAAACTTATATGAAATACGAGATGTATTTCCTTTTTAAGATATGGATACTAACAATGTAGATTTGCTTCACGGCTTTCCCAGCCACACTATTGACAACTCGCTAAAGAACAAAGCTTGGATCGCCCAGTATATTAAATCCGCTTGGCAAGACTACAACAAGTATTATCCAAATCAGCTATACAACGGACGTGATAATTACCACGAGGTTAAGTTGTATATGTTAGGAAAGCAGTCTATTACGCCATATCGTAAGTTATTGCACCCTAGAGACACCGCTAACGCAGATTCTTCGTGGGCCAACATATCGTGGGACATCCTCCCTATTATTCCAAAATTTAGACGTATTGCTATTGCAACGTTAGCTAAGGCTGATTATAACATCTCTATTGATGCAATTGATCCTTTAGCACAAGACGATAAAGCTTCTTTCTATAAAGAAAACGCGGCAAGAATTATTGTAAGAAATGAACTTGCAACTCAAGGACTTGATCCTGAACTTGTTCCTGAGCCAGAAGTGGAAGCAGAAACAATTAAGGAGCTTGATATGTATATGGAGTATTCCTATAAGCATAGAATGGCTGTAGAGATGGAGCAGGCTTTAAAATTGATTATGAATGTTAATCAGTTTGAACAAGAAGCTGCTCTTACTATCGAAGACTTACATGATCATGGTATTGCTGGTTTCAAAGAATACTTTGATGCAGGAGGAAACATTAAGATTCGTCGCGTTAACGTAAACAATCTTGTTACTTCTTATTCTAACTCACCTACCTTTGACGACGTGCAATATGTTGGAGAGGTTCTTGAGATGACAATTGCTGATTTAAAAGAGATTGCCGGCGACGAAATTACGCAAGCGCAATACGAAATGATTGCAGAAAAGTACACAACAAAACTTAGCAATCCAGCATCTGTTAAGATGGATAACTCTAATCAAAATAGAAACGTTGACGGATTCCGTATACGCGTTCTAGATCTTGAGTTTTATTCAATTAACAGCATGATTCTTGAGGAAAGAGTTAACTCAAAAGGAAACAAAGTTGTGGGCCGCGCTAGTAAGTTGAAGCAAAACAAGAGCGGTAAAGAATATTCAAAGACAGATTATAAAGTAGTTTATCAAGGTAAGTGGGTTATTGACAGCGATATATTCTTTGATTGCAAATTGCAAACAAATATGAAGCGCGCAAAGTCTTCTTTAACGGATACTAAGTTAAGCTACCATATTGTTGCTCCTAATGTTTACCAAATGAGTACATACTCTATTGGTGAGCAAATGAAGCCTATTGCCGATCAGATTCAATTAGCTTGGTACAAGTTGCAGAACGTTATGTTGCGCGCACGTCCAAGAGGTATTATGATTGAGTTGGGTGCGTTAGAAAACGTACCGTTAGGACGTGGAGGAAAGGCACTTAAGCCTATGGATATTATTGACTTGTACAACCAGACGGGTAACTTAGTTTACCGCCGTCTAGATGATGCAGGACAAGCAAGTAATTACAAACCAATTGAAGAGTTAGATAATGGTATTGGTAACGAGGCGACTCAATACTTTAATATCATTAATCAAAATATACAGATGCTTCGTGAGATCTTAGGATTCAATGAAGTAACTGACGGATCAACACCAGATCCTCGTATGTTGAATGGAGTAGCTAAGTTAGCATCTGAGTCAACAAACAACTCATTAGACTATATCAAACGTGCGCAAAGAAACTTGATCGAACGTTTATGCTATAACTTGACTCTTCGTATTCAGGATGCTGCACTTAACGGAAAGATCGAAGGGTATACGCGCGCGCTAGGAAGTAACTCAGTAAACTTCTTTAAGTTAGATCCAAATGTATCTGCTTATGAATGTGGCTTAGTGGTTACGCAAAAGCCTAATGAGTTTGAAAAAGAAAAACTTGCAAGACGTATTGACTTGGCAATTCAATCTAATCAGATCACCTTAGCAGATGCTATGATGATTGAGAATGTTGAGAATGTTAAGTACGCCGAAGTTCTTTTGGGCCACAAGATCAAAAAGAACCTAGAGGAGGCAGACAAGCGTTCAATGATGCAACAACAAATGAATGCTCAAGTACAACAGCAATCCGCAATGGTTGCAGAGCAAGCTAAACAACAGACAATCCAGATTGAAACACAATCTAAGATGCAGTTGATTCAGCTTGAGAAAGAACTTGATGCGCAATTAATTACTACCAAATTACAACTTGAAGCACAAATTCAACAAATGGTAGTAGAAGGTAAAATTAATATGAGTCAAATTGAGGCTTCTAGCCGCGAATATATCGCTCAAATTAAAAAAGCTGAAACTAGAATTAAAGAATCTAAGAAATAGTTTTTAGATTTGCACCAACCAAACAATTAACAATGGAAGAGAACAGTATAAACTTAGACGAATTATTACCAGATAATAACGTTGAACAAAGCGAGCCAAGAGATATCACGCCGACGTCAGAACAAGTTGCTAACGAAGATGTTACGACTGAAGACGAAGGAATTGATGATACTGTTGAAAATGAGATTCCTAACGAGGAATCTATTATAGATGAAGATATTACAGAAGGCTTAGGTGAAACTACCGAAGTTACTGAGGAATTTATCCCAGAAGAGGAGACTCCTTATGTTCCAGAAGAAAGCACAGCGCCTGAGCCGACTGAATATAAATTTAAGGATGACTTCATTAAGAAGGCTGTAGACTATTACGAGACGTACGGTACACTACAACCATACTTAGAAGCGACGAAAGTCAATTATGACGAAGTTGACGATTTGGAAGTATTGAAAATGAATTTCGATAAAGAAAATTCAGATTTAAGTCCAAAGGTTAAACAACGTCTTTTTGAAAAACAAATCGAGAAGTACAACCTTGATGCATTTGATGAGGACGATTTAGAAGTTGGGCAAGCATTGTTGAAGCGAGATGCAAACAAGCTTAGATCTAATTTAAAGGAAGAGCAAAAGCAATTCCTAGAAAGTATCCAGCCTAATCAAACGGCGTCACAACCACAGTATTCACAAGAAGAGCTAGAAGCCGAAATGGAGATTAGCAGAAAGATTGTGGAAAATGGAGTATCTGGTGTTATAAAAGACAACCTAATTAAAATAGAGGCAAACGGAGAAGGTATTAACTACCAGATTCCAAACGCCAACAAGGTTGTTGATTATGCATTAGACTCAACAAAGTTTTTATCGACATTTGCTGGCGCAGATGGACAGATTAATTGGGATAAATGGACAAAAGTAGTTGCATTCGCTGAGAATCCAACTTTATTTATAAGTGAACTAATTAAGCATGGCAAATCGCTAGGCAGAAAAACGATGGAGGCTGAGTTGAAAAACGTAGCCCCTATGGCAAAGTCTAAAGACATTATCGAAACAACAGGATCTGATAGTCCTTATGATAATCCGGTAGACTTTTTAAGAGGGATGACTGTAAGAAAATAAGTTATTCACAAGTTAAATTTTATTAAATATGGCTATTGCAGCAGGTAATATCGATCGTACCTTTTTATCGACGGTATCTTTCACAAACACGCTAGAGCAGCGTGAAATTTTAAAGGACGTTCTTGACATCTATGATGAGGAAGCGTCTATGCTTGACGTATTAGACTGGACTGGCAAATCTAAAGCTACAGCTCAGACTGAATACTTTACTGTACAAAACAACTTCTTGTATGCTACTGCTACAGTTAAGACTCCGGGTACTTCTGCGGGTTCTGCTGGTGCTTCTGTAGACATCACTTGCGTTGGCGCAACTTCTGTTAAGCCTGTAGTAGGTGAATTGATGTTGTTCGCTAACGGTGTTGTAGGTTATGTATCAGCTGTTTCTAACGCAACTGACTTTGTTATTACTGTTAAGCCTGTTAACTCTGCTGACGCAATCCCTGCGGCTGCAACTGGAGCGAAATTATCTTTCTTCTCTAATGCATATGCTGAAGGTACTGGTTCTAACCAAATGCGTAAGTCTGATTTGATCAAGCGTTCTAACAAGCTTCAAATCTTCAAAACTAAGACTTCTGTTACAGATATCGCTTACGGTTCTAAGATTGAGGTTGAATTCAAAGGCAAGCCTTACTACTTCTTAAAGCAGCAGCATGATGCGTATTTGAAGCACCGTATGGATATCCTTTACTCTGTATTGTTTGGACGTGAGTCAGCTGGTTTGACTGATGCTTCTGGTAACGCTATCAACACAACTCGTGGTTTACGCGATACTATCATCAACGCAGGTGGTATTACTTCTTCTACTGCTACTGGTGGTACTTTGTTATTGTCTGACTTAGCTGCATTATCTCGCTTGATGGATGCTAACCGTTGCCCTTCAGAATACCAATTGTGGGCTGGTGCTGACTTTGATAACTCTTTTGACACTCAAATCACAGGAGCTACTCAATTCATCAATGGTGCTGTTAACTATGCTTCTTACGGTGGTAAGAAAGACGTAGCTATCGCTATGGGAGTTCAATCTCTATCTGCTTTCGGACGTACTTTCCACAAGAAGCGTCTTAACGCATTGTCTCATCCACAAATTACTTCTACTGCAACTAACGTAAACTACACTAAAGAAGCTTACTTAGTTCCTGCTGGAAAGATCAAGGTTGAGCAAGGTGGTGGACAAGTAGATCGTATGATGTTACGTTACTTAGAAATGCCAGATGGCTTAAACAGCCGTTTCCGCGAGAAATTATTGGGTGGACTTGCTCCAACTCCAACTTCAGATACTGATACACTTGATATCGTGTACAGCTCAATCGAAGGTTTGGAGACTGTGGGTAATGAGCACTTCATTAAGTACAATATCTAATTTTTTGTTGTTCAAGAAAAGGGGAGGAGAAATTCTCCCTTTTTTTTGTTTAATATTTTTTATATACATTTGCGTAACCAAACAATAATAAAATGAAAGCATCAGAATACAATCAGTTGTCCGACGAAATGGTTCGGAAACTAAAGCATGATGAGCGTGCAACTTATAGAATTTTAAATGTACGCCCTGATCCAGATAACTACGGCAAGTTTTTACTTCCGGCAGCATACCAGATTCCATCGACGGACATCGTTTACGACAAAGGAAAAGGAGATTTTGTCACTATTGCAGCGATCGAGCGTCAAGATAATGAAGGGAATGCTGTTTTCTTAAATATTGTCTTTACTGCTAATAATCTTGGATATATGTTTTTGGACGGCAAGAATCCTGCACACCAAAAGATCTACCAATTCTTAGAGTTAAGTAATTTCAATCAATCTAACCCTAATAGAAACACAGATAACGAGGCTGTATTTTATCGTGTGGATAGCAAAAAAGAGGCTCAAGTTGAGCGTTCTACTCGTAAGTTAATTGTTCGCGCGGTTAATTTGGCTATTGAGTTAGATGATAAGAAAGCTCGTGAAGTAGCAATGGCTTTAGGTATTGAAGCTGAAAGCATTGATGAGACGCGTAATGCTTTAGAGGATTATGCAGAAGACAATCCAGAAGAGTTTTTGGATGTTGTGGATCGCGCAAGTTTAGCAAATGAAACAATGTTGAAGGATGCTGTTAAGAAAGGTATCATTAAAAACAACATTGGTGCAAGCCAATTTGAGTGGGCCGAAACTGGTAAAGAAATTTTCAAATACAAAAAAGCTCCGAACAAGAATTACTTTAAGGAGTTAGCGGAATACCTCGAAGAAAACAATCTAGATGAGCTTAATGCCATCAAGAGTCGCATAGACTAGATCCGTCACAGGATTGATTGTTTGGTTGAGGTTGTAAAGAAGGAGAGCATATTGTTCTCCTTTCTTTTTTTATGAGAAAAATAACTATCTTTGAGGCAAAACTATTCTCGCTTTAAAATGGCAGTTAACTTTAGCGTTCAATTCAGGATAAACGAAAAAACTCAATCACGAGTTTTACGCCTTACAGATACTTCAACTGGGTTTACTTTTGGAAAAGGTAACTTCTCGGTTACATTCTCAGATGGTTCTACTCGAATCAAGACTGACTTTTCTACGCCTGATATTTCTGCTTCTGGCGGATTTGTAGATATCAATCTGGTGACAGATAGTGCAGGAGTAGTTAATACAGGCACCTACAAGGTAGACTATGTTGCGCTAGACACTTCTTTAGCAGGATATTCTTTATCAAGAACTTTCGACTTTAACTGGGTTAAGCCAACTAAGAATATTGTTAGCGGAACTGATGTTTTAGTGCCTGAAGTTAAATTCTTAGATAACACATCTTACTCGCCGGCAGGCAGCTTTACTGGAACATTAACCCGTACTTTTAGTACATTAATGCCTAGTAATACGCCACAATCTGGCACAAACGTTATTGGTGTAGGCAACTTAATTGACCCAATATTTGCGGGAAAATACTACGAAGGGATATATACTGCCAAGTCAGATGTTTCTGTTAGCTACACACATACAAGCAACTCTTGGTTAACAGTATTTTATACAGACTTACTGCAAGAGATTATTGACGTTAGACGCGCCCCTACGCAGACGCAGTTAATTGGGTTTATGAATACTTATCACGCTATTATTACGGCGTATGAAGATAATAATGATACTCAATTTAATTTATTAAATGAGCAATACGACTTAGTAGTTTCATTATACTCGCATCTTATTGCAAGATATGAATCTGGCACATTAGATGGTTCTGAGCCATTGCTCAGTCAGTTAATTGACATTTTGCGTCCATATAATACACATACTTACACGGCAGTTCCTTTGGCTCCGTTTACTTTAGATGCAATCGGTACAGCTGGCTTTTTATTATCAGATGGCACTATTACGGATAACTTTTTCCTAGGGGAAACATTAAGATTTGCATCTAATAGTACAGCATTAACTCCTGTTGTTACGAATAACTCTGTTTCGTTTAATCCTACTTTTGGGGTTACACCTAACACGTTTGCTTCTGGTAGCGATAGTCGTTTCCATGACCCTGTAACATTAGGTATTAATCAAAACGGCTTATCTCTTTCTACGCAGCAATTATCATTGGCCTTAGCTACGACAAGTACTGCTGGTTCAATGAGCCCTGTTGATAAAGCTAAATTAGATACTGTTGCTCCCGGCGCACAAATTGGTACAGTTACAAGTATTGGCATTAGTATGCCATCTGCGTTTACTGTTAGCAACTCTCCAGTAGCAACTTCTGGAACAATTGCAATTACAGCAAATGGTTTGTCTACGGAATTTATTCGAGGAGATGGCGCTACAGGGAACTTTAATTCAGTTGCTAGAACAGCTATTAGCTTAACTACTACTGGAACGGCTGGTGCTGCTACATATAATTCTACTACGGGTGTTTTAAATATTCCTCAATATGTAGGCGGCGTCACAAGTTTTAATACTAGAACAGGTGCTATTACACTTACTTCTGGCGATGTAACTACCGCTTTAACATTTACCCCTTATAATGCGACTAATCCTAGTAATTTTATTGCATTAACAGCTTTATCCGCAGGAACAGGTATATCTTATAACAACACTACAGGTGTTATTACAAATACAATTACTCAGTACACAGATGCGTTAGCAAGACTTGCGATATCATTAACTACTACTGGAGTATCTGGTGCGGCCACATATAATTCCACTACAGGGGTTTTAAATATACCTATATACGAAGGTGGAGTTACAAGTTTTAACACTCGCACGGGCGCTATTGTATTAACATCAGGTGACGTTACAGGGGCGTTAGGATTTACCCCTTACAACGCAACTAACCCTGCTGGATACACTACAAATGTAGGGACTGTTACATCTGTTGGTGGAACAGGAACCGTTAGTGGATTAACTTTAACAGGGACAGTAACTACCTCAGGAGACTTAACGCTAGGAGGCACTTTATCTTTAACGTCAGGCAATATTACAAGCGGATTAGGGTTCACACCTGAAGACGCAAATAATAAGGGCGTAGCGGGCGGTTATGCAAGCCTAGATGGCAGCGGATTGGTTCCGTCTACACAACTTCCTTCTTATGTAGATGATGTATTAGAATATACTAACTTAGCTGGCTTTCCTGCAACAGGTGCTACTGGAAAAATTTACGTTGCATTAGATAATAATAAAATATATCGTTGGAGTGGTTCTGCTTACATAGAAGTTTCTCCTACAGTTGGGACTATCTGGGGTGGCATTACGGGTACGCTTGCTAATCAAACTGACTTGCAGTCGGCTTTAGATGCAAAGCAAGATGATATTACATTAACTACTACAGGAACAAGTGGAGCTGCTACATTTATTGGCAACACATTAAATATCCCTCAGTATCAAGGCGGAGTTACAAGCTTTAATACTAGAACTGGTGCAATTACGTTGTCATCTACAGATATTACAGATGCTTTAACATTCACTCCTTACAACGCAACTAACCCTAGCGCATATATTGCTTTAACAGCCCTAAGCGCAGGAACTGGAATATCTTACAATAATACTACTGGTGTAATAAGCTCTACGATTACTCAATATACAGACGCGTTATCAAGAGCTGCAATAAGTTTAACTACTACAGGAACATCTGGATCGGCAACTTATAATTCAAGCACAGGTGTACTAAATATTCCTTCTTATGAAGGTGGGGTTGCAAGCTTTAATACTAGGACAGGAGCGGTTACGCTTACTAGCTCTGATGTTACTACTGCGTTAACATTTACTCCTTATAATGCTACTAACCCTAGCAACTATATTGCTTTATCAGCTCTGTCTGCTTCCGCTCCATTGTCATATAACAATACTACAGGAGCATTTAGTATAGCACAAGCTAACGGATCAACTAACGGATTCTTATCTTCTACTGATTGGACAACCTTTAATAGCAAGCAAAATGCTTTGACTTTAGGTAATGTTAGCGAGGTTTCAAGTAATGTTTTAATGTTCCCTGACGGAGGTACAGGAAAGACTATTGGAAACTTAACTATTCAAGTTGTACAAGCAGGAGCCTCTACTAATGGTTATTTAAGTTCTACAGATTGGACTACGTTTAATAATAAACAAGGTGCAATAACATTAACAACGACAGGAACAACTGGTGCTGCAACGCTTACTGGAAACACATTGAACATTCCTGAATATCAAGGAGGTGTTTCAAGCTTTAATACCAGAACTGGCGCAATTACACTTACTAGCTCAGATGTTACAACAGCTTTAGGCTACACTCCTGTTACGAATGCTCGGACGTTAACAATTAACGGTACAACATACGACTTAACAGCAAATAGAAGCTGGACGGTTGCAGGTTCTATGCCTTCTGGCGGAACTGCTGGACAGATTCTTTCTAAGATAGATGCTACTGATTACAATACTATCTGGATTGACAATTACGCTAGTCAATTAAAGCATGAAGTTAAATTAGGCGCTACGATTACTAAAGGCAAGGCAGTTTATGTTTCAAGTGCTGATGGTACAAATATGATTGTCTTAGCGGCATCTAATGCTTCAGAGTCAACATCTTCTAAGACACTTGGATTATTAGAAACGGGTGGAGTTTTAAATGATCTTGTAAAGGTTGTTACTGAAGGATTACTTGCTGGATTAGATACTTCTACGGCAACTGCTGGAGACCCAGTTTGGTTAGGAACAAATGGAGACTTAATCTTTGGTTTAGCAAATAAGCCTGTAGCACCTGCGCATCTAGTATTCATTGGTATTGTAACTCGCGTACAATCTAATAACGGAGAAATATTTGTTAAGGTACAGAATGGCTTTGAGCTAAATGAGATTCACGATGTATTAGTTGGCTCTTATGGAACTAAAGATGTATTGTATCGTGATACAACTACTAACCTTTGGAAGAATGGTTCTGTCGCATCTGTACTTGGATTCACTCCTTATGATGCAGCTAATCCTAGTAATTATATTGCTCTAACAGCTCTATCTTCTACGGCTACTGGTTTAACATACACCAACACAACAGGTGTGTTTAGCTTGACTTCTGGATATGTTATCCCGACAACAAGTTCTGCTACAAATTGGGATACTGCTTATACAAATAGAATTACAAGTTTAACTACTACGGGAAGTTCAGGTGCTGCGACATTAACAAGCAACACATTAAACATCCCAACGTATACACTTGCTGGATTAGGCGGTGTTCCAACGTCTCGCACGATTACGATTAACGGAACAGCGTATGACTTGTCAGCTGACAGAAGTTGGACTATTTCTGCGGCCACCGGGACAGTAACTTCTGTAAGCGGTACTGGAACAGTATCTGGTTTGACGCTAAGTGGAACAGTTACTTCGAGTGGATCGTTGACGTTGGGTGGCACCCTATCTCTGACTTCTGGAAATGTAACCGCAGCTTTAGGCTTTACTCCTGTAACTCTTTCTTCTGCAATTACAGGGTATTCTGTTGGTAGTAATACAGCGTTAGCTGCTACTGATTCTATATTAACAGCTTTTAATAAGATTCAGGGGCAAATAAATGCTAGACTGACATCTTATAGTGAAACTAGTACGTTTGCTAACGTTACAGCCAGAGGAGCGACAAGTAATGGCAGTATTACTGTTAATGGCTATCTTACAGTAAGAGGTGCAGGTTCATCTAGCTCAATATATATGTCAGATGACGATGAGGGGCAACGCGAAATGCATTGTAATTCACATCGTATTGGATTCCTAACACAAGGTGGTGGATGGGGTTCATACTGTAATGATGATGGTAGCTGGGTTTCTGTAAGTGATATTACGGCTTACTCAGATGCACGAACCAAAGAAAACGTAATTACCGTTAATAATGCTTTAGATAAAGTGTTGCAACTTCGCGGAGTTTACTATAATCGTATCGGAGAAGCCAAAACTTCTCTAGGGGTTATTGCTCAGGAAATACAAGAAGTTGTCCCAGAAATAGTTAAAGAACAGAACGACGGAATACTTAGTGTCGCCTACGGCAATATGGCAGGTTTGTTTATAGAAGCATTTAAAGAACAACAAGCTCAGATTGCATCTCAAGGTGCACAAATTACAGAATTGCTAGAAATAGTAAAAACGTTAAAAGGAGTATAAGATGCCATTACAGACTTCAGGTGCTATAACTATTAACCAAATTCGAATCGAACTAAGCTCGGGTTCTTATTCCCTTCGTACATTAAGTGCGGCAGCAGGAAAAGGTACGCCCGATTCCATGAGTGAATTCTACGGATTTGCCAACACAATGACAATCTCTTTACTTGTACAAGCTGCTGGAGGAGGCGGTGGTGGCGGTTGGCCCGGAGGAGGAGGAGGAGGAGGCGCTGGCGCCCATTATCACGCTTCTTCTTACACAATAAACAGAGGAACATCTTACGGTATTTCTGTAGGAGGAGGTGGGGCTACTATTGGTTCGGCTTGGGTTGATGATGATTACAGAGGTGCAAATGGGGGTAATTCAACTTTTGGTGGAATTACAATGTATGGTGGCGGAGGAGGTGGCTCAGGAGAAGGTAGTTTTGCTGCTTCAAATTTTGGGTATGCTTCATCTGGAGGATGTGGTGGAGGTGGAGGAATTAATCAAAACCAAGGAAATAATGGTGGTGCAGCAGTACCTAATGGAGGAAATGGAAGAAACGGAGGACACGCAACTACCCAACAAGGAGGCGGTGGAGGTGGAGGAACCGGACTAGAGGGAGCTCCTTCAGACTTCGAAAAAGGAGGTTGGGGTGGAAATGGTAGACAAATTGGTGAATTTGGAAACGAGTATTATGGAGGCGGTGGAGCTGGAGGAACTTGGACGTGGGCCTATTCTAATACAGGAGGAGTTGGCGGCGGTGGTGCTGGTGGAGGAGGAGAAACTATTGCCTCTCAACCGGGTGTCGCAGGATACGGCGGTGGCGGTGGCGGTATTGGACACGTTGGAGGATGTTGCCGTAACGGTAATGGAGGCTCTGGTTCGGTACGGATTAGATATGCTGGAGGGCAAGTGCTTTCAGGAGGTAATAGTGTTTACGGTAGCGGAGGGTATACATATCACATTTTTACAAGTTCAGGAACTTTATATACATAATATGGCTCATTTTGCAAAAATTGACGAGAATAATATTGTAATAGATATAGTCAGAGTCCCTGATGATCAGGAGAATCGTGGGTCAGAATATATGCACGAAATAGGATTCCCGGGTAGATATATTCAGACTTCCTATAATACTTATGGTAATACACACCTGTATGGAGATATCCCGCTCAGGGGAAATTATGCAGCCATAGGTGGTATATACGATCCTGAATTAGATGTTTTTTACAGCAAGCGTCCTAATGAGGATATGATATTAAATCTAAGTACATATCAATGGGAGTACCCAATACCTGTACCTGATAACTTATCTTATACACAAATTCCAAAATGGAATAAACAAACCAAAAGCTGGGATATTTTGGACATGAAGGATCTACTTACAGAGTTACCAACACCCCAAGGAATACAATAGTTATATAAAACCAACATTCTATGTTACCTTTTAAATATACAGTAGTAGGATCTGGTACTGCCGGATGGCTTACCGCACTATACCTACAACACTACTATCCATTTGCTCGCATAGAAGTAATTGCGAGCTCGGATATTGGTATACTTGGAGCAGGAGAAGGTACAACCCCAAACGTATTAGCGGCATTAAGAAAACTTGGTATACCATTAGAAGGATTAGTTAGACACGCTTCTGCTACCATGAAAAATGGTATTAAATTTACTAATTGGAACGGGGATGATACTTCTTACTTTCATGGATTTGCTAATCAAAACAGTTTTAATCCATTTAAGTTTAAGAACGATACAGGAAACGGATTGCCTATTTTAGCACTTGAGCAAATCTTTGACGGAAATAATTTAGACGCTATCTTAATAGACGCACACCTAGCAGAAACTAATCGTGTCAAATACTTTCCAAACCAAGGGTTACAAAGCAAGATGGATAATGCGTTCAATCATTTTGAACAGATGGGCGCCGACTCTATTCATTTCAACGCAGCTCAATTGGCTGAATATCTAAAAAGTGTTGCTATAGAAAGAGAGGTAAAATATATTGATCAAGAAGTGACTGGATTTGAGCAAGACGATCAGGGATACATTACTGGAGTTGTCACAAAAGATCAGACACACTATAGTAACTTTGTGTTCGACTGTAGCGGTTTTCACAGGCTTATCATAGGTAAACTGTATCAATCCGAGTGGGTTTCATACAAAGAGCATTTGCCTATGAAAAAAGCAATTGGCTTTTTTATGGATCAAGATGATTATGATGAGCTCCCTTCTTATACAGAATCTATTGCCATGGACTACGGATGGGCGTGGAAAATTCCAGTACAAGATCGATTCGGGTGTGGATATGTGTATGACTCGGATTATATTACAGAAGAACAAGCAAAAGAAGAAATCATTCAAAAGTTTGGCGAAAATGTTAAGTTCGGCAAGAGCTTCTCGTTTGAGGCGGGGCACTATAAAACTCCGTGGGTTAAAAATTGTATTGCTATCGGATTAGCATCTGGATTTATTGAGCCTTTAGAAGCAACTTCTATAATGATCCAAGTAATTGCCTTGGATTCGTATCTAGATAACAATTTGGGAATTATTAAAAAAGATCCTTTTTATATTAATCGCTACAACCAGCGTATGAGTGAGGTGAACTCAGAAAACATGGAGTTTATTTACACACATTACTTAACACAGAGAAAAGACACTCCTTTTTGGGAGGAATTTAGAGAAAAGAATAAAACTCCTCAGCGGGTAGAAGAATTATTAGAAGAGTGTAAGCACACTATGCCTGATGATATGTTTTTGACTTCTAGGCGAAAGGAGGTACTGTATACTATTCCAAGTTGGTATTCTATTATGGCAGGGATTAAGTTATTTAACCCAACTATTGCTAGAGAATTAATAGACGCCGCAACCTCAGACTTCCGCAGAGAAGACTTGATGTTACACAGAACAAAGTTTAGGGTAAACTTATTATTAAACAAGGACACATTCATAAAGCACCGGGTGTTTTTAGATTATTTAGCTGCTATAGGATGATGATATACCCAATTGTATTTATTATTTATCTGGCTATAATGTATATCATAGTTGGCCCTGAGCTTATTATAAGCAAGTTTCGGATGTATCTTAATCCAAACTATTGGACAAACTATAATATTATTGAGTTTGCAAGCTGGATAGCAAAAGCTGTTATTATTATTCCGGGGCTGATATTTGGTATTGAACTTTGGTATATGCACCTTATAACACTAGTTACTTCATCTCTTCTTATATGGGCTAGTATGAAGAAAAGTTTGCCTACTCTTATATTATTTAATTCTATTTGGATATGTATATCTTTGACTATTATTCTTAAACACTTAGCAAAATGGCTTTAAAAATTACAGTACCTATTGGTACAGATCGCGGAATTACTTCAGAAGCGTATGTGCGCATTGCTGATTACAATATTTCAAAATATGGAAATGCCGCATTCCGTTTAGAACTTTTTCAGTCTCAGGAGGCTGCTGCTGATGCTTCTTCCGTTGCAACACCAGCTGATAGAGTAGGGTTTATTTCCCGCAACAGTCAAATCGGAGATGTTCTCAACGTTTCTTTGATGGTTGAAAAACAAATCAAGGTTCCAACTGTCAGCTCTACTGTAGTGTATGAGCCTGTAGAAAGAGAATTTCCTGAAACAAAGGATGAAAACGGGAATGCCTTGACATTCAAGACTGTTACAGTAGTAGAGCAGAAAGTTCAAACTAAAACTGTAGAAGAGGTATCAACAATAAAAGTTCCTGATCTTTCTTCTTTAGAGGGTGTGGATATTTTTAGTTATGCTTATTCGAAGTTGAAAACTAAATTGAGTCAACTTTTTGGTTCCGAAAATATTGTAGATTGCTAACTTGTTTACAAGGTATTGGGATTTTCAGAATTTATTACCTAGATAATAAGTTGTACATTTGCAATGTATAAATAATTGACTAATGGCATTACCATCTAATGTAGTGGGATTAATGGGTATTGATAATAGCGGAAACGTTGTTACAATACCAGCTGATTCTTTCACTACTACGCAAACTTCCGTTCCTAATGTTGCTGCCGTAGCACCTGTTCAGCCGAGCAGAGCTGCTGCAACGAATATTGTTACGAATACTACAACAGAAACGGTTGCGTTAGAGATTGATGCTGATGAAAACTATCTTGTTAAGGTTAACTCTACAAGAGATAACTTTGATAACTCTATTCTATACGAAAGCAATAAAAAGATAGGCTTAAATACAAAGTCTCCCAAGTTTGCTTTTGATGTGAATCTTAATAGCATCAACATTAGTAATCTAGCATCTAGCTTTGGATACAAGTTAAATGGCAGAAACTTTGCTTATACAATAGGCGATTCAACATCAACTAAATATGGGAATATCTATTTAGGAGACGCAATTCTACAAACTATTGTTGTGCCTTATTTAGTTATTACTAAAACTGCAATAACGCCCACTCCTTCCATTATCTACAAGCGTCCGCTATATGTTGATGATACTGGATTAGTAGATGCTTATGCTGCATTTACGGAGGGATCAATCATATTTAGTTCAGAGACTCAGTTAACACAGAATAACGCTAAGCTATTTTGGGACAATACTAATTTTAGATTAGGGGTTATGACTAATGCTCCCGCTTACTCATTTGATGTAAACGGAACCGCTAGAATACAGACATCTTTAATTACGCCAACTATTGGCAATACATTAGGCGTTGCGGCAAATAACACTTGGACGTTTGCATCTAACGTTAATGTCCCATTAATGCCAGTAGATGCGACTCACGCTGCCTCAAAGCAGTATGTAGATAATGTTGCATTAACAGGATTAAAAATTGGAGCAGCAGTTAAGACAGTTGCTATATCAAACGTAGGATTAAGCGGGCTTGCTACTATTAGTGGATATACTCCTGTAGCAGGCGATAGAATATTAGTTATTGGGCAGTCTACCCAAACAGAAAATGGTGTTTACGATGCAGATTCTGGAGGGTGGACTCGTTCGACAGATTCAGATTCCGACATGGAATTGCGCGGATATCAATATCTAATCACCGCGGGAACTTATAACAATGCAAGATACGGCAATACAAACCAATCTGTTATCACTATTGGTACAACCGCTATTACATATCAAACTATTTCAGCTAGTGAATCAGACCCAATTTTTACGGCATCTCCTTCATTTGGAATCACAACTACAAATATTTCTAATTGGACAACTGCTTATAATCGCTCTATTGTATCTTCTGCTTTTTCGGGAACAGATACGCAGACGTTAACTTTAACAAAGCAAGACGGCGGAACTTTAACTAGCTCATTTACTTTCCCTGTAACGAGTGTTTTTGGGCGAACTGGAGTAATTACACTAACTAGCGGAGATGTTACGTCAGCGCTAGGATATACCCCATACAACGGAGCGACAAACTCTAACGGATATATAAGTTCAATCAATTCAGGTGCAGTTACCGCGGCCCTAGGATACACTCCTGTATCAACGACTAGAACAATAACGATTAATGGTTTAGCACAAGACTTGTCTCAAGATAGAACTTGGACAATTGCCGCTGGTATAACATCCTTTAACGGAGCTACTGGCGCTATTACTTATGGATACTCTCAGATTGTAGGCGCAGGTGGATTGAACTTTGTGCCAGCAAATTCTGCGACAACTATTACCATTAACGGCACAGCACGTCCTTTGTCGGCGAATGCATCCTTTACTACAGTATCTACTATCTCGACAACTTCAGGAAACGGCATATCGTCAGTAGTAACAAATGCTTCCACTACCCCTAATATAGCAATCGGAGCAACAACAGATAATGTTCAATTTGGCTCAATTAAAGTAGGAACATTTGCAACGGCTCCTCCTAACACAAGTGGTAACATTTATGCTTCTGGAACAATTACGGCTGTTGGGGATATCATTGGATATAGCACATCTGATGAAAGATTAAAGGACAACATAGCTGTTATTGACAATGCTATTGATAAGATATCTAAACTTCGTGGCGTAACATTTAGCTGGACAGAGAATGCTGGAGAAATGTATGGCTTAGAAGGAGATGATATGGGATTAATTGCGCAAGAAGTACAAAGTGTTGCACCTTTAGCTGTACAAGAAAGAGAATCTGGCTATCTTGCAGTTCGTTATGAAAAAATAATTGGATTGCTAGTTGCTGGTATGAATGAGCAAGAGATAAGAATTAAGGAGTTAGAAAATAAATTGAAGTAATATGGCAATTTCTCCAGCTGGTTCTCCTATATCATTGAATACCATTAGGGCTGAATTAGGCATATTGGCTGAATCTAACTTGTCTTTAAATACTGCTGAAGATGGGCTTTATGTCCCAATTAATCCGTGTAGTACATTTAAACCTGCTGTACCGAATCCAGCCGCAATAAGCGAATGGTATGGGTACAACCATACTCAGCCGTGTGTTTCTTACAGATATAATTCTGTTAGCTGTGAAACTAGTACAGGTATATGCAATGTGCCTTTTAGCCCTAGTCAAGCAAACTCAAACGTCGTAATGAAACCTAATTTTGTATTTTATCCAATACCAGACGGGTTCCCAAATACTTGGTTAATTGAAAATGCAGAATTATTCCCTAATGCAAGATTTAGGGTTGGAGTATCTTATGGTTCTTCATTTATCAATGAAGTAGTATATGATTATACGGGCCCTTATGTCCCTTGGAATGGAATTGCTAATGTTGGCTCGCTTTCTGGGCAAAAAGTTCCTGCGTCTATAATTACCGGAGCTATTGCATATTATTTTAGAATTGATTATAATGATGGAAGTGGAAGAATATTAGGCGACTTAAGCATTAATACGCCATCCTTTCTTTATATATTTTACCCTACATTTATTCCTGTTGGGCCGGGGCCAGATCCCGGTGGATATTACGATCCATCAAGGTGGACTTCTCCGTTTTCTTATAGTGCAACAAGTCAAGCTTTAGCTTGCTCTGGGACTTCTTATGAGAATTTTACATTTAATTATCCATTATCAAGCTCTAGTATATTAATGTATCCAGATGAATCTTTAGTAACAGGTAAGGCAGGTTATTATAAGATAAGAAGTAATTCAACTTGGATATACATTAATAATGATGGACTAGTAGTATCAAGAGGAATTTGCTAATATGACTTGTATATCAAAATATATTTATTCAAACTGTACAACACTAGCTGTTGGGTGTACGCTGTATTCTGACAATTCTCTGCAAACAAAATTGGGTGCTGGATTTCATAAGATACCTGTTGGTACGGGGCAAAAAACATTTACAACAAACTCAAACGGAGTAATAACAGCGGAGTCAGTTTGCTCTTGGGCTTCTAATATACAGCCGTATGCTCCATTATTTACTTCTAATAAAAATGACTGCGTAGGCGGAACTTCTTGTACAGCCGTCGGCAGTACGGTAACACTTAATGACGGAACTCCATCAAATGATTATTCTCAAAACGTAGGATATGTTTCATTTATATCTCAAGAAGATGCAAATACGCAAGCTCAATTGCTTTCTGAAGCTGCTTTCAACGCAAATAAACAAGCACAAGTAAACCTACGAGGAAACTGTATTTATACATATACTGCTGGCACAGGAACTTATAGCGCAAACTTTACTAAGAATAACTGTGCATCAAATTGCTACGCAAATGGAACCGTAAACTATTCTATAACAAAAACAGGATATTCAGCATCATCTACGGTATCTTGTACTCAAGCAAGTATTGACGCAAACACAGCTGCTTATAACGCGGCAATTGCAGAAGTTAATGCTGGCGGACAAGCTTATGCTAACGCAAATGGTTCTTGCTGTTGCTGGGTTGCAGACCCTGCTTGTTATCTTTGCTATCGCTATGAGGCAAGAGAGATAAACACTTGTACTGGATTGTACAGAAATGATTATCCAACCGATAGCGAATCTTGTTTGTGCGGACAAGGCTGCAAAGGAACTAACTACGATTATTATGAATGCGTTGGGACATTCGGGCAAGACAAGTTAAAAAAAGAAAGATTCAACTGCCCGCCATATAACTTCACGGGACAAGAAATTCTTGAAACTTGCGGATGTACAAGTAATACGCCAGACGTTAGAGCATTAGAACCATTAGAGCGAACTTGCATTGATTGTGAATATTGGTTTATACTTAGAGACTTTGCTGTATGCTCTCCTACTGCTGGGCATTATTTTGCAAAAGGTGTGGATTACGGATTAAATAAGCCATCTACAGCTGCCTGTCCTAGCCCAAATTATAGTAATTATATTGGGATAAGATGTATTAACTACGCTAATAGTGGGCCAGCAAACTATAATGTATTTGAAAACACAAGTTCGTGCGGATTTAGATATCAATTAAATACTATAGACGGAACAGGTAATGTATTTTTAGGCAATGATGCCGGAACATCTTCATATTGTCCATAAAAACAAAAACATTTTATATATTTGCATAATCAAACAATTTTACAATGAACAAATTCTTAACAATTGCCAAGGCTTGGGGTATCGCAGTTTTTCACACAGATGAACAAAAGAAGCTTGCAGACGAGCGAATGGAAGTTTGCAATACTTGCCCAATGCTACAAGAAGTTGATGTCAAAAGCATGACAGGCGGATTAATCAATAACTATTTCCTTTGTGGCGGATGCGGTTGCCCTTTACAGGGTAAAATGTTCACACCTAAAGGTGCGCCGAAAGAACAGAAGTGCCCACAAGGCAAATGGAAGGATTAATAATTAATTCATTATATTTGCACAAGTTTTAAACCAAACATCCAATGGAAAAAATTACATTAACACTAGGCGAAATTATCACGCTAGAAGCTGAATTAAATGGCTTCGTCAATCCGGAAACAGGAGAAAAAGTTCTATCAGGTTTATTGAACAGTAAACTTAACCTTGCTAAGAAGTATTGGTTAACAAGACTTGCTGACAAATGTCAAGCTGAGAAGAAAGTTGTTGACGGATTACGCGAAGAGCTAATCAAGAAGTTTGGTAAAGAAGAAGATGGTAAGATCTTTGTCGAGACTTTTTTAGATAAAGAGCGCACTCAGGTTAATCCTAGCTTCATTGAATTCCAAGGGGAATATATGAGTTTGCTTAACGAGAAGAAAGAATTAGAATATAAGCCAATTTCTGTATCTGATTTAGAGGCAGTAGAGAGCGAAGAGAACTATTCTATCGTATTTAAATTAATCAAAGAAGATGACGGAGAATAATTTAATTCTCTTTGGTGTAGTGTTGGGGGCGGTAGAATTATGTTTTATCGCCCTTTGCATTTATATTATTTGGAGAAACAGGGAAGTATTGAATATTACCTACAAAAAGCTTTTGCGATAAATTATTTATCCATTATCTTTACTATGTAATATTTATACAATGCACGATACAAGTTCAGAAAATGGTATTTTAGCGGTAGTAACAAGCCTTTTAATGTGGGCGTTATCGTTGTCTAGCTTATTAATTTATGTACAGATTGGTGCAGGTTGTGTCGCAATCGTATCCGGTATTTTTGCCATAAGATATTACTACCTAAAAGGTAATGAAGTCTCAAAAAGAAAGAAGTCTTAAAGACTTTATATCACACAAGGGAGAGTATTCAAGCAGTAGGCTTGTTTTCCTAATAGGCTCTTTCGTTATATTATCAGAATTTATTGCTAATCCAGAAAGCATGGGAGTGCAGAACCTTGTTATGGCTATAATGGGATATGCTGCTGCCGCAACAACTGTATCTAAATTTTCTAAATATGAAGCTGACAGAACATTTGAGTCTAATAGAGGTGACGAGATCTGAGTACGCTAAAAGAAATGGCATTAATAATATGCCAAATGCAGAGCATACAGAGAATCTAATTGAACTTGCTAATAAGATATTTGAACCCATTAGAGTTCATCTTAACAAGCCTGTACATATATCAAGCGGATACAGATGCAAGGCATTAAACACAGCTATTGGTGGATCTAAAACTTCTCAGCACATGAAAGGAGAAGCTCTTGATATAGATCAGGGAAACAAAAAAGATAACAAGGAAATTTTTGACTTCATCAAGGATAACTTAGATTTCGATCAATTGATTAACGAGTTTGATTATGATTGGATACACGTTTCTTACAATACAAGTGGTAAGCAAAGAAGAAGCGTAATAGATGCCATTAAAGAAGGAAGAGCAACCAAATACATCCCACATAAATGAAAAATTTCAAATATCTATTCGGCATTTTGTCGACTTTGTTTATCATATTTCTCAATTCTTGTAGGACAAAGCAAGTTGTTACTCAAACTTTAACGACTACGGTTCACGATACTATTCGTGACACTCGTATTATTGAGAGATATAAGCATATTAAAGATACTCTTATTATAGAGAATCCGTGCGACTCTAGTGGCATCCTAAATGACTTTTATAGTAAGATATCCGCTCCACAGGGAACCGTTATTGTTCGCTCTTATAAAGGTAAGATTCAAGCTACAGTTAACATTGATTCAATTCAATCTGTCTATGAGTCTAAGTACAAGTCATTCGTCAGAAAAAGTGATGCAAACACACAAAAGTTCGTACGAATAAATGTAATCCCTACTTGGATTATTATGGTGGTATTATTTGAAACAATGATTATTCTTATATATTTGTATTTCAAATTCATCTTTCCTAAGTAATGGCAAAAGCAATTGCAACATCGAACTTTAAACCGAGAGCAAAGAAAAACAATAAAGGGGTTCACGCTAAGACAAAGTCATCGTCATCAAAGAATTCCAAAAACTATAAAAAGCCTTATCAAGGGCAAGGGAAATAATGGAGAACACCATAGAAGTTAATTACAGCAAAGACGAAATGCAGCGGTTAAAAGATTTTAACCTAAACAACGCAAGACTTAATTCTTTAATGGAAATATTAGAAGTCATAAAAGACTGTGAGATGTCAACGTTTTCCTTGGAAGCCAAGGTAATAGCAAAGATAGATTCTATTGTAGACGAAATTTAATTGAAGGTTTGATTGATTAACAAATGCCTCGGTTTAATAAGCCGGGGCATTGTCATATATAATAAAAAAAATTCATAACTTTGGTGCAAATTAAAAATCATTGAAATGGCTATTTCCATAAATGACGCTCATCAGTTTATTCGTCAGCTGCTTAAGAAGAACAAAGGTGGATTTGTTCCTCCTGCTGATATTGATAGAGCAATAAATAGAGGAGTTTCCGATTGGTTAAGCGCTGTTATAAACAAATATCACAGAACAGGTAAGTTTGAGTACGATCATTTGTTGGTTAAAAGAGCAAACTTTACCGTTACTCCATCTACAGGAACTCAATCTTTATTGACTAATGCAAGTGATTACATTGAAGGATTAACTATATATATTACAGCTAATGGCGGTAATCAAGTTGAAGGAACTATATATTCTTGGGACGAATTTTTAGAGTTACAGAATTCTAGCATACTTGCTCCAGATACTTCTTTCCCGGCGGCAACAATTTATATTGTATCTGAAGGAGGCGTAGATGTCCCTAAGATCCAATTCTCTCCAGTACCTCCTTCTGGATCATATACTTATACATTAGTATATTTAAGAGAGCCTGCTCCAGCTGTTTATGCTTTTACATTCAACTCTTCTACAGGTGAGACTGCATTCAATCCTTCAGGTAGCGTTGATATAGATGTGTCAGATAGATACTATACTGATATTATTACTCGCGCATTAATGTATCTTGGTATCACAATACGCGATGCAGATATTGTTGGAATTGAAGGACTAATGGATGCGAATCAAACCCAAGATGAGAAATGATGACTAAAAATAAATTAGCCGAAGAAATTCAACGTATCTATGCACGGTTTCTTGATAAAGATAATCCTAGTGACGTAATAGATATTCGTGAGGTAAAGTTGATAGTGGAACAATCTATCAACAAGATCTTAAAGATTCAAGTTGCGGATTCATTTAAGGCAGGAATGTACGATGTGCCTAGATGTAACTTAATTCAATATACTTGCGCTGTAACATCTGAATCTGGCAACTCGAGATCTTTTATTACACTCCCTGCAATTCCATTAACACTACCTATGGATATGGGAATCTGGAGCATTTCTGCTTCAGCCGCGGCATTAACACCTTATATACCAATTCCTGCACAAGATGTTTTGGTATTTGGAACAATAGCAAACGGCGCTAATTTAAGTTACTTAGAAGGACAAATTGGTTACTATGTTCAGGGTAAAAAAGTTTATTTTACAAAAGATATTACAACTGTTGGAAACGGATCTATATCATCTGTTTTGGTTAATCTTCTTGTAATGGATTTCAGTCAGATTGCTGACAATGAATTGTTGCCTATTAGCCCAGAAGTTGAGACATCTGTTATTGAAGACGTTTTAACTACGATTAGTAATGGTAAAATTTCGCAATTAGAATTAGCTGCTAAACAGGAAAAATAATGAAGACTAAGTCATTAAATATAATTGTTAGAGATGTTTTGTTAGACTACGGTTTACCATTACATTATTATACTCGTTATCTACAACACGGATTGCGCATCCTAGATGAATTGTCTTTAGATTATGATTTAGGAAGTGTTAAGACTGTTGAGCTTGATATTACTTCTTATAATCGCGCTATACTTCCTTCGGACTTTGTTGACTATGTAGATGTATCCGCTAAGAGTGGCGAGCGTTTGCTACCTTTAGAAAGAGAGTCTCGTTTAAACAAGATGTATAATTACGATGACGCTGGGAATAAAATTCCATTTGAAAATGAGGATAACGAATACATCGAGAACTTAAATTACTTTTTAAACAGAGGCTCCTCAATGCTTAATAGCAACGGACAATTTGTTGGTAGATATTATGGACGTGAGCGTCGCGCTTTGTTTACATTTGATATTGACAAATTAAACCAAGAGATTGTTTTCAGTAATAAAACTACTTTTGAAAAGATTGTTTTAACATATGTTACTTCGGCTGTTTCTAAATCTTCTGCCAATGTTGTTACACCGTATGCTGTAGATACAATATCTAAGTACATGGTTATGATGGCGGCAAAGGCAAATGGAGCAAGATTGGGTGAGGCGCAAGGTGCTAAGATGGAATTTGAGAACGCAAGAAGAGTATTAAGAGCTAGACTTAATTCAATGGACTACGCGGAGATTATTGGCGCATTACGTCGCGGTATTCACGCTGGAGTAAAGAATTAATTCAACTCATCATTTTTAACATTTAACAAATGGCTAAGGTAACTCTCAGAGCATCAGGAGGTTTAAATAAAGATATCAATCCGAATAATTTACCGGAAGGTGATTATGTTTCAGCGTCTAATATTGTTTTCGATGCTGGTAAAACGGGTGGTGCTGGAGCATTAAGATTAATGGAATCTTTTGCTTCTTTGGGAATTACTTTATCAGGATCCCCTCGTGTTACATTTCAGAATGTAGATAATCTAATTTATGTACTATGTAATAACGCGGGCGGTACAGCTACTATACACAGAATTACACCTGTTGGCGATTCATTTACTTCGACAGCCGTACTAACTTATCCTCATAATGCAACAGACGTAGATATGGCTCCTGACTTGAAAGTCATTGGCAATACAATTGTCTGGAATTATGCGGAAGGAGGAACGGTATTATCCTACGATTTAACAGGCGGAACTGGTGTAACATTTGCCTCCATTGAAGACTTAAAGCTTCAGAAGAAAACTCCTAACAATGTTGTTAAAATTAGAAAGGTAATGGGCTCTTCGCCTTTAGCTTTGCTAGAAAATACCGACTTCCAGTTTGCTGCTAGATATCAGTATTCAACAAAAGAGTATTCTGTACTAGGGAATTATTCTCAAATGTACAAAGCAGAAAAGGGTGTACAGAGATATGAGATTCAATACGACTTTACTGGTAAGCCAACATACGCTACAGATATTGAGCTTTATGTTCGCATAGGCAATAATGGTAATTGGAGAAAAGCTGACGTTCAAAAGATATCAGACTATCCTTCTGGATTTAATGTTGAGTGGACTGGGCAAATGAATGAAAGCTTAGACTTAGTTACAGTCGGCAAGCCATTTGATGCTATTCCTGAGAATGTTAAGAATATTGAAATCGCAAAGAATAGATTGTTCTTGGCTAATATTCAAGACGACTATAGCTTAACAGAGGCTAATACTAAAATAAATATACAAGTTGATACCGAAACTGCAATGTCAGGCGGTACATATAAAACATACTTAAATGCTGGCGCTTCTGATATTGAGGTTGATAGTACTGAAGACTCCTATGATGGTTCAGGCTACTCGAAGCCATTTGCAAACAACTCAACCTACGCAATTGGTGTAGCTTATTATGATGCTGCATTAAAGACGCGAGGAGTTGAAGCTAAGACGGTTAAGAAGTTTAGCACAGGAAAGTTTGATTATCCGATATTGCCTAACATTACTATTTCGGCAGGTTCAGGATACGCTAAGCCTTCTTGGGCAAAGTATATACAACTAGTATACTCTAAGAACATATCTAAGTCATATATCTACGAAGGGTACGCTAGTAATATATTTTTTGAACTAAGTAAGCTAGAAGAGAATCCCGCTACCAAGGTTGTTTCTCGTGTTACAAGTATAAGTCAATCTGTAACAAAAGATGACTTAAAAGACGTCACTTACTTTGTAATTGACTTGATGGGTATGTTCTTGGCGGGACAAGTTTACACATTTCAAGAAGGAGACAGAATATCAATTAACATTGGCACTAACGCCTCAAGAGAAATAATTGACTTACGGATTGTTCAGCAGAACAACAACTTGATTTATTGTGACTATTCAGGCGGGGCATTAACTAACCCAGTTATTCCTATTCCTAAAGATTTGTTCTTTGAGATATATACTCCTAAGCAGGCCCAAGAAGATGAGTCTTTATTGTTCTATGAGTATGGTAGCTTAATAGATATTTCAGCGGGATTAGGCTCAATTGTATTAACGGGAACAGGTACCTTAAATAACACTAAGTTAATTGGCGACATGGTATTCAAGAAACTTGAAATACCTGTTTACCAAACTTCTCCGTTTAAGTATAATTCTACAAAGACTCTACCAAATGTTATTGTAAACAATGTGACTACCGTGATTAACTCAATCACGAGCGAAACGATGCAGAGTTCAATAACAAACGAAGGCAAATCAGATGATAGAACTCTAATCCCAACGCTTGCTATTCCGTCTGGAACTAATGGAGATAATGCTACATTGACTTTAGAAAGTGACGCATTTATTGTTGCTGGATTTTACGATGTTGGTACCCAATCTCCTAGCTTAAGTAAGCTGAGTATTCAATTTAATTTAAAATCAATAAGTACACTTATATTAGATGCTCCAGTAGATCCAACCATTCCTTCAGCTGGAAGTATGACGTATAAGCTTATGGGGCAGGTATTTAAAACGCCTTACGACAATAAGACAAATAAATACGGAGAAACTAAACCTTTTTCGCGACAATTTACTATTGACGATAAAACATTTTCCGAGACTGGCGCTACTTTAGAAATTAATTACTTAGAATCAATTAATTTAAACACAGGAATTAAAGAGGATATTGTAGCTGGAGATAAATTTTCAATAAAGCTTACTTTAGAGTTTTCAGCAACAGGAGCTATTACATCTGCGATAACTAATATATCAAAGTCCAATAGCGCGTCTTTTGGATGTGTAATGACTTTTACAGGTAATAGAATAACTCCTAAGTTAGTTACATCCTACAGCCCAGATGTTGTATTGGCAACTGCCAATCAAAAGTTTATGATACGTTCTTTTTCTAACGCAGTCGCTAATCAACAATGGAACACGTCCGCCGGTAAGCCGTCTGTTATAGCGTCTAACGTTTCATATCCTCGTCGGACAAATGCTATTCGCTATTCAGGTAATTATATTGCAGGTACTAGCATAAATAACATTAACTCATTCTTTGCTTTAGATAGCAATGAAGTACCTATCGAGAATGGAGAAATTGTATCATTGCAACGCGCTTCAAGACTACAAGGTAATGGAGCTATGCTACTTGCGTTATGCCCTAGAGAGACAGCTTATGTGTTCTTAGGAGAGCAAGAATTAACACAAGGTAATAACGCTTCTATTCGTGCGCTTACAACCAATATGATTGGTACTATTCGTAATATGGGAGCTGGATTAGGATTACAGAATAAACTTTCTGTAATGAACTACAAGGGTACTATTTGGTGGTGGGATAACTTTACTAAGAAGGTTGTTAAGTATACTGAAAAAGGAATTGAGATTCCTAGCGATACTTTCATGAGATCTTACTTCTTAAACAAATCTGGGATTGCACGTTTCTCTTACGATCCATTCTATAATATGGCTTTCATAGGAATGATAGGTGAATCTACTTCTGTTGGCTATTCAGATAATCTTAAGAGATGGATTGCTGAGTATTCATTTGTGCCTACCTTTGCTGAAAGCTACGGTGATAAAATGATTCTAATGAGTGGTAGCACTTTGTATAAATCATTACAATCAGGGTTTAATACTTTCTTTGGCGGATCAAATGATGGAACAATTTCATTTATTTTGAATAGCCGCAGTACGGTATTCCCTACAAGGGTATCTATCTGGCACGATATGAACGTAATAGATTGGACTCAAAGCAATTATGTAAAGAATAATTTATTAACAATAGATATTACTAATGAGAATAATCAAGTGTCTAAGCTAGTAGAAGCTAATTTCTTGATGCAAGACAATAGATTATATGCTCATGTTTTAAGAGATAAGAATACGACAGGCTCAATAGTTGAAAGAAACCTTATAGAAGGTAATGCAATTGTTGGGGCGTTAAATGTTTTTTCGTTAACTTTAAAGGATAAATCTCAGAATATGAGAATTAATGCTTTGGAGGTTGACGTTGAAGCTTCATCGGGACATAGTTAAAATTTAAATATAAAATAATATGGGGCCTTTGTTAATAGCAGGTGCTGTTGCATCAGGTGTTGGTTCATTGCTTAAATTGCCCGGAGTCATTGGGCAAAAGAATCAAGCTATTGAGCAACTTCGTTCATTTGGCGGATACGCTGCTGATCAACGTAATCGATTGAAAACTGGACTTGCTCAGACAAGATCAGAAGCAGAAAACCTTTCTACCTACCAAGGAGATATTTCTCGTTTTGAGCAAGCTCAAGCTGAAGCAGCAATGGGTAAGCGTATGGCATCTGGCGGACAAGTTGCTGGCGAAGGTATTCTTCGCGAACAAGCGCGTCAAACTACTGCCAATACATTAGCCGCCGCACAAAGAGGAGCTGGATCTAGTACAGACTTATTGACTGCCGCTTTAATGGGACAGCAACAAGAAGGATCTCAGATGCAAGGTATTGATGCTTTGATACAAAACCAGCGTCAATCAATGATTCAAAATGCGCAACAACAATACTTGGCTTCAATGGGACAGACTGCCTCGGCATTAGCTAGAGAAAGAGGTTTAGAATTTAGCTCAAAATCTGCAAAAGAAAATGCATTATTAGATTTAACTAAGACTGGATTCCAAGCAGAGATGAATCAAGAGGCACAATTATTCCAGCAAGAAATGGCTAGAAAAGCTGCATTAGCTGATACTAGAGCTGCAATTTGGAGTGGAGTAGGGAATATTGGAATGGATATTGGTAAGTCATTAATGGCTATGGGCGGCATTCAGGAGCAAACTAATGCGTTTAAGGATCAACTTGAATTAGCAAGAGTTCAAAGAGGAGGAGCTCCAACTACCTATTCTGGCGCCGGAACAATGAACAATTCATTAGAAGGATTTAGAAGAGCATCTGATAGAATGTCAAAAACAGGAATTGGGTTTGAATCTACTATATTTAATCAATAAATAATGGCAAACGAATTTGTATATAATCCAGCACAAAACATCAAGCAAGAGTTTGGTGAAATAAGCTCTGGCATTGGAGATATATTTAAGCAAGTAATTGATCAAAAGCAGAGAGACTATAAGTTAGCTGAAGACGTATATACCAACATCGAAAGTTTAAAAGAGAAGGTAAATATGTATGGGCGACAAGATGTAACTAACAAAGCTAATCAGCTTGTTGGTTCTTTAGCTGATGCAATTGGGCCTGATGGAAAGGTAAACTCTGCGGCAATTGCTGGAGTTAAAGCTCAAGTATCCCGTATTAAACAAGAGAAGCAAGCTTGGGAAGATAAGGCTGAATTAAGAAAAGAATATCAAACTAGATTATTGTCGCAAAAAGATCTTGTTCCAAACATGGAGAAAGCGATGATGGATTTAGATAAGATTACAATGGATTCTAGGGTTTTAAATCCTCAGGATGCTACTAAAGCTTACGAAAAAGCATTTAAAGATAATCTAGATCCAAAACAATTATTCCATAAAGCATATACGTCATATGTTCGTCAAGAAGGCTCAATTAATGGAATAGTTAAGAATAAAGACAATAGTGCTATTACGTTTGCCGGAAAGGGATATCAAGGAGATTCTTACGATCCTATTACTAAGAAACGTATTCGTCCAGAAATGACACCAACGATAGATCAGGCTACAGGCGCAACTGTTATGCGTCCTACTGCTGATGTCGAATACGAAAGAATGGAGGCGGCAAGCCCATCTACTATTGATTTCTTAGTAGAGCGTGCTGGAGCGGCTGCACAATTTATTCCAGAATCTCAAAGACGCAAGGCTATATTTAACATGGCTGCCGACGAATTACCTTATGAAGTAAAAGAAACATTTGTTAAGGCTCCTAAGGTAGCTAAGGGCACAGGAACATCAAATGCTGGGCCAGAATTATTTAAGGGATCTATTTACAAAGATACTATTCCGGGAGTAGGTGATGTGAATACATTTTCTTTAGGTAAAAACCTTAAGATTAAAATTGCTCCAACAATTCAAGCTATTGCATCCGAATTAAGTAGATCGTCAGACGGATCTTATTGGGCAACGATATTAGTTGACAGTAGCGGAAACCCTTGGCAAGATGAAACTAATTTACAAGGATCAACAACAACTTATAAGAAAGTTGAAATGACTCCAAGACAATTAAAGTCTATTTTTACTGCAACTGCCGTTAACTCTTATGGAGAGAAAATGAAAGGCGCTGCTGTTAATATGTTTAATAGATTGTCTCCACCTAAGCAAGGGCCTACTAAACCGCAAGCCCCTGTTGTTCCTGATCCGCCAAAGAATCCTACCGCAGTAGCATTTACCACCAAAAAGGGTGCTAAATTTACAGAGGCTATGGTTTACTCAGTAATGAAGACTGGTGGCTTTAAGGAGACTAGAGAGCAAGTTATTAAAAGACTTAATAAATAATTAAAAACCCATTATAATGGCTGAATTAGATGCAACACAAATGCCTGAGGATATCATTCCTCAGGAAGTATTAGTTGATACACCAGAAGTAGAGGCAGTCGATCAAGAGGAGCAAGAGAAACCTAAATCTGGTGGTAAAATTCAAATGGCTACCGAGGAAGCAAAAAAAGAATTAGCAAAAAAGTATATTCCTAGGAAAGTTGTAGTGTCTAATCAGGGGAAAGTAGAAGCCCCTGCTGTAACTGTTGTAGAAAAAGCAACAACTGAAACGCCTAAACCTGTAGCTCAAAAAGTTAAGGAAACTAAGCAAGGAGATTTGCTTAAGCCGGATACTCAAGACGAACAAGCTGATTATAAGAAGAAGTATGAAGAGAAGGAAGTAGCTGCATTAGTTACAGGAAAGAAACCTTCTGCTCCAGTTGACGTTAAATTTGAGTTAGATAGATTCTTAGGAGGTAGCCCAAGTTCAATTAACTGGGATGCATACGAGAAGTCTAAACAAGAAGAGATTCGTCGGGCCGCAGCAATTGCGGTTCAAAACGACGTAGATCCAAATTCGGATCCATCTGGCGTATTAACATTCCTTAGTAGAATAACTCCTAATGCAATCAAGTCTGGAGTTGTTAAAGCTGAATCAGAGTTAGCTTCATTTGCTGGACAGATATTAAATGAGTTTGAAAAAGCAAAACAAAAACCCGGAGGATTTGCTAAATCTCTTGGTGTTGAACCTGAGGCTCCTAAACCTTTGGCTCAAGGAGAAATTCCTACATATAAGAATCTATTCGAAATAGGCGCTAAGCTTGCTAAAAGAAGCGAAGACTATATGTTTGCCGCTGAGATAAATTCTGGTATACAAGAAAAAAACGTAGGGAAGAATGCATCCGATCTACTCTTTTCTTCTAATCCGGGTGACACTTGGGATGGATTAACTAAACTTGGTTTATCTGTTACGCAGCAACTTCCTCAGCTTATTGGACTTGCAGCAACATCTAGCAATCCAGCATTAATGAATGCGTTAATGTTTAGTACAGCAACAGGAGCAGCACTAACAGAAGAATATAAGAAAGATAAAGATATTTCAGATGTTGACGCTATGCAATCTTGGGGAAAAGGACTTGCTTCAACATTGATTGAAAAGCTATATTTAGGAGACATTAGGGCTCTTGCTTCTGCTGGCGGGAAAATTGCAAACTTGCAAATGGATGGCGCTAAAAAAGTTTTAAAAGACTTCTTAGATAAAAATGGGAAAGAGAAACTTAGGGATGAAATTAAAAGAACATATTTTGCCGCATCGAAAGATATAGTAAGAAATAGTTTTGGTGAAGGTGGCGAAGAAGTCCTAACCGCTATAACAGATTTTGTCGTAGACAGAACAGAAGATGGCAAATGGGATCAAGAAGAATACGATAAATTATTAAGCAATATTAAAGAGTCTGCTTTAATTGGATTTGCTACAGGATTTGGAGTTTCAGCTCCTTTAATAAAGGCATCTGTTACGCCATTGACAATGGAGCAGAAGCGTAAGATTGCTAGTTTCCGTCAGGTAGCTAACGATCCTACAGCAAGCAAAGAGATTCGTGAGTCAGCACAAAAACACGCTGATGATATTATTAAATTTAGCGCAGATCAAGTTGCCAGAAAGTACACAGTAATGGCCTCTCTTCCTTTAGAAAAGAGAAAGGTAGCTATTGATATTGCTGGCAAAATACAGTCGCTAGAGAATGGCAAAGCCAAGCTTAAAGACGTAGATGCTGAAGCTGTAATTGATAAAGATATTGACAAGCTAAAGCAAGACTGGAGCAAAGTTATTGTTGGGCACGCAATGGAGACAGCGGCGAAAGACGAGGCGGCAAGAGTGGAAGCGGCAAAAACAACAGAAGTTACAGCGGAAACTACAACTCCTGAAGTTAAATTATTTAATGATACTCCAGAAGGAAGAGCATTGATTTCAAATTATAATGCAACATTAAAAGCATTAAACGATAAGGCTAAGATATTAATACATTCCAATGCTTTGGCAATGCAAGCGGCTTTAATTAAAGGTGGTATGAATCCATCTTTGGCAACAGCTTATGCTAATGGCGGATCTCATAATGGAGTCAACCATTCTGCGTCTTCTGGTTTATTAGCAACAGAAAATGGCAATCCTGTTATTCACGTTAATGCAGAAACTGCAAACGATTTAACAATTCCTCACGAAATAACTCACGTTGCACTAGCTGACTTAGCAAAAAACAATCCAGAACAATTTATTGTAATGCGAGATAAATTGCTAAAAGCAATGAGTTCTAGTAATTCAAAGCCATTAGTAGAATTTGCATCACAGTATGGTAAAGAGGATACAGCAGCAGATGCAGAACAATTGCGCGCTGAAGAGTTTATTACTCAGATGGTTGCAGAGTTGGCTTCTGAAGGAAAGAAAATTGATATAAATACATTGCAAGCAATCGCTCAAGCAATCAAGAAATTCTTATTAGATGTTGCTTCTAAGCTTAATAGCCCAATGTTAACTACATTGGTTAACGATGCTTTTGCAAATACTACATCTAAGCAAGAGCTAGTAGACTTCTTTAATAAGTTTTCAGAAGCATTAGCATCAGGAAGATCTTTGCCTACAAAGACTCCTATGTTTGATGTGGGAATAAGCCCAACTCGCGCGGCAGAGACTATGTCTAATTATGTTAGACAATCAATTCTTGGCGAAAAAGGTGCGGCTGCATTGGATGAATACTACAACGTTAATACTCGTTTAAATAATCTATATCGTGCTAAATCTTTAAGCTTGTTAGGATTAACCCCTGCCGAAGTTAAAATTGCTACAGGGTGGGAATTAAGCAAGGTTGATGATATGTGGAGATACGAAATCGAACCTTCGGATATGACTATCCCTCTTGGACTATTATCTAAAGCATTTACTACTGGCGAATTTGTCGTTAACATAAACGGCAAATATGTGGTAGATATGCAAAAAGAAAGGGAGTTAAACCCTAATCTTAGAGAAGAAGATTATAAAAAACGTAAAACTTCTTTTGGGGTAACTATGCCAATTAAACAAATACTTGGCGAATATAATTTATACGATAAAGCTTATCCAGATTTATTTAATAAGATATCTGTTGAATTTAAGAATGATCCTAAAGACGACGAGTTTGCTGGTATGTATAATGAAAATACAAAGACTATAACAATTAACCTTGCTAATACTTCAGCTAAGAATATTAAAAGTCTTTTGATTCATGAAATGCAGCACGCTATACAAGTTGCTGAAGGATTTCCTGTTGGAGCTAATCCGAATGTATTCTTAGGTAACAAAGAGGAATTAAAAGCGGAAGCTCAAAAAGCTTATGATGCATACAAGGGCTTAGATGCAGAGTCTAAGAAATTGTACCACGAGAAAATTAATATTTCTCCATCATCTATTCCAGAGTTTAGTCCCTATTTAATAGCTGAAAATGATAGGACTGTTGAAGAGTTAAAGATTGCAGAAGAACAACTAGGTAAACTAGAAGATGCAAATCCTCTTTTTGATGCAAAGCCATTAATTGATCTAATTAAATCAAAGAGGTTTATATTAGAGAATGGAATTAATACTAAGGCTTATGAAATGAGCGCCGGCGAAGTAGAGGCTAGAACAGCTCAAGAAAGAGCAGGTATGACTGAAGAGCAGAGAAAGGGTAGCTTGATCTCTGACAATCAAAAGATAGCTCCTGAAGATCAGATTATTATAAGAAATAGAGTAATTGAAGGTAAGAAGCAGTTTGAAAAACTAGTTGAAGCTGCCGCACAACAAAGTGGGGTTAAGCAACAGATTGCTCCAAATGGTAAGCCCTCTAAGCTAACTGCTGCCCAATACGAGATGGTAAGAACTCCTGAGTTCAAAGCTTGGTTTGGTGACTGGGAAAATGATCCAGAGAATGCATCTAAGATGGTTGATGAAAACGGTGAGCCTAGAGTTTATTATCACGGAACATCGAAGGACAAAGATTTTACAGCATTTAAAATGCCAGCTAATGGAGCTTGGTTTACAGATTCTCCATCGGTGGCAGGAGATTACGCAATACAAAATGATAGTCAAACATCTAAGTATGATTGGAGTTCAGGAAAGTATATTGACGTAAACACTTCTCCTAGAGTATTGCCTGTATTTTTAAATATAAAAAATCCGGTAGATTACAATACTACAAACATTCTAACTCCTGAGGACAGAAGTAAGTTGTTTGCCGCTAGAAATTACAAAGCTGTTCAAAAAGAACTTTTCAATAAGATTATTTATAGCAAAACACTCGAGGAAAGGCAAGCTGGCTTGGGTGTAGATGGTTTATATTTTGAGCCGGGAGTAGTTGTTGCGTTAAACAATCCGTCTCAGATTAAATCTGCTACAGGTAATAAAGGGACATTTAATCCTGAGAAATCAGATATTCGTCAGCAAATTTTTGGCAAACCAAAAGTTGAGCCGGGAACATCTGCTGCAAAAGAAGCTCAAAAGAAAGCTGAATCTACAACACTTAAAGAAGCTTGGCAAGCAGTTCAAAAAGAAGCTACTGAGCGTAACGTAAATGTTGCAGATGCATTAAAAGATGCTGATATGTTGCAGACATTCTACAATATGTATAATAAGGCTGGAGCGACACCATTTGCTACAAGAATGTTTGCTGATGCTCACGCTGATATATATAATAAGCTAAGCAAAAAAGAGAAGTTATTCTTAGACGATATCATCTTGTTGCAACGTACAATTGCTATTGACGACAACTTTGACAATAGAAAAGCCGCTGGCGAGAAAGTTGAGCGTCCGCTACATACATCTTTCAAAGATTATGCTACTAAGAAAGAGGTTCCTTTGTCTAAAGAAGAAGCTGTAAAGCAATTAGAATTCTTAAGAGACAAATACTTTAGCAATGAAGATTATGCAAAATTATTAGATCGCTCAAATAAATACTTTAAAGCGTTCTCTGATATATTAAAATACAAACTTGACAATGGCTTAATTGATCAAGGCGAGTATGATATGTACAAGAATTACAACTATCAGCCTCGTAAATTCTTGAAATTCTTATTAGGGGACACTCCTCAGTCGGCATTCAATACTCGCGGGGTACAAATTACTAAGGAGGAAATTGCAAAGATTGGCGAAGGGGATACTGGTTATATGATGACTGACTCTGAGAAGCTTCTTAAGATGGGATTTGTTTCTGCGGTAAATAAAGTATTCTCTAATAGGGCTATCTCTTGGATGGCTGAAGAGATGCAAGGCAAAAACCTGTCTTGGCTGAAGCCTGCTAATGTAGATAAATATGCTGATGGTACAGAAAAATTAAATCCAGACGGTTCTCCAAAGTTACAGGAGCCTAATGCAGGATTTAGAAATATGTATTATAAGAAAGATGGTAAGCGTTATGCAGTTCAATTAAAAGAATCTTTTGCGCGCGAATTCCAAGATGAGGAAATGTGGGATACAAGAAATTGGTTATATCGCACATCAGTAAAGGCACTAGGTGCTAATATTACTTCTGCTATGGCAGTAGGTATCAACCCTGCATTTATCATCTCCAATATTCCAATTGATATCCTGTCTCAGGTTTATTACAATAACTTGTATTCTAGCAAGTTTGGTGTTATGGGGCAAATGGGCAAAGGTTTTAGCGGAGCAATTATTAACTCATTGAAGATTGCAAAAGCAAAAACAGGTAAAGGTGACAACTCTGATATATTAAACTTAATTAAAGAGTACGGAGAAGCAGGTGGACTAATGAACACGCTTGCTTATGAGACAAATTTCTTAGGAAAGGTTGGGGATGCATTAGGTGCCCTTGGAAATGTTTCTGAGATGGCATCTAAGTTAACTGCTTACGAAAATAAGCGTAACGACTTAGTTAAAGAGTTTAAAAAGAAAAACGGCTCAGAACCAACCGGAGTAGAGTTTGAAAAGATAAAATCTCAAGCAGCATATGAAGCGCGCGCGGCAATGGATTATCATAGAGGAGGTAGAACATCTAAGTGGCTTAGTGGATTGATTCCTTTCTTCAATGTAACCACTCAAGTAGGAAAGATATCTGCAACTTACATAAAGAATAACTTCCCTGCGTTCACTAAAAAGATTGCACAATCAGGATCAGCTGTGATGGCTCTTACTTTGTACAATATGAAAATGGCTGGCGACGATTGGGAGAACGAAGATTTGAAAAGGGCAAAGCGCAATAAGTTGATTATTATGTCTCCATTTAAAAATGCAGATGGAACACATTCTTATACGCAAATTCAAGTACCAACTCCTATCAAAGCATTCTGGAATGTATTTCAAACTATGGCTGAGGCTGCTTATTACAAAGGATACGCCCCTATGTTAGGCACCAAGGTTCCTCCTGTAGATAAGGATTACGCTAAAGAAATGATGGAATCATTGAAAATGTTTGTGCCGGTTGCTACATCACAGATGCCTCCATTAGCTAAATTCTTTTATGAGTATGCTACGAATCAATCACTTTGGAATCAAAGAGCTTTAAGTCAAGATGCATTGAGAGTAATAACACAAAGCGAAGAAGGCGAAGAGAATAAAGATGTATTATCTTTCTACAAAACGATAGCTCAAGGAGTATCTAAAATAACAGATGGTTCTATAGAAATTTCTCCTGAAAGATTCCAAAAAGCTTCTGAAGATGCATTCTTAACAAGCCCAGAGAATCAAGCTTTATTAGCTGGACTATACACTATTGCTGATCAGATGACTGATTTGTATGTAGGTGGAGTAAACGAAAAAGTTAGATCTAAATATATTGAAGATGGAGACTTTACTGAAGCCGGGCAAGCTCTATTAAAAACATTTGGTAAGCGTATTATTGGAACAACAGATAAGACTAAAAACGAATCTTTTTTCGACGCAACAGAGGATAATAAATTCATTGATAAATTAAACCGTCAAACCAATAGCGATAGGCAAGACATTGCGTATGAAATTAAGAAAATATTTAAAGCTTATAAAGACAACGATTTGCCATATACCGACGCAAGGCCAGAAATTATGGAATACTTCAAGTCTTTAAGTGACAGCAAGGATAAAGAATACGCAAGTAATTATATTGAAACTGTAATCGGTAAATCTAAAGTTGAATTGCTTGAGAATATGCCTAAGTATTTAACAATAAAATATGGGGCTACTTCAGCAAATACAAAAGCAAGAGCTATCTATAGGATGTTTACTGAAAAAGGACAGGATCCGATGACTAATAGTGTGTTGCGAAAAGATTTATATAATATTGGATTTCGCGACGAAGTTGCAAAGCAATACAGGATAATTGCTGAAGAAAAAGGAAAGCAAATGGAAAGAGAAAGAAAAGCCAAAGGTTTGAAGCCTAAAGAAGAAGAAGGATTACCTGAAGGATTTAATCCAGCAGATTACCAACCTAAATAAAGATGATAAAGAAAACAGCAAAAGGATACAAAGTGGTATCTAAGACAACAGGGAGGAACCTAGGTGTTTCTCCCACTAAGGCGGGCGCTGAGAAGCGCGAGAAGCAGGTGCAATATTTTAAATATTTAGCTTCTAAGAAGAAGAAATAAATTGTAACTTTGAAAAAATAAAAGTATTATGGCTAATCTATATGAAATTCAAAAAGGCGCTATGGTTAAGCAAGCCTTCGGGAAATTAATGAGCGACTACTCTCAGCCCGAGGGCGAAGACGAATCAAAAGAATCTCCTCAAGAGGAGTTGTTGTGCGAGATGTTAGAAGCTTCAGCGCAAGCTAAAGTATTTCATTGGCAAACAAGTTCCTTCGCAGAGCATGAGGCAATGGGAGAATTTTATAATGACTTCAATGGTTTGATGGATAAGTTTATCGAAGCATATCAAGGTTGCTACGGACGTATCATGGCAGGATGTGAAATGGAAGTTAAGCCATATACTATGGAAGCTCCTGTGGCGTTCTTAACAGAATTTAAAAACTATATTTCAGGTGAAGCTAGAATGGTAGTGTTGGGTAACTCTGCATTGTCAAATATCTTAGATGAGATTAATGGCTTAGTAGGGCAAACATTATACAGATTAACTTTTAAGTAATATGAAAAATGGCTTATACGCTAATATTCACGCTAAACGCGAACGAATTAAAGCTGGTTCTGGTGAAACAATGAGAAAGGTAGGTAGCAAAGGTGCGCCTACTGCAAAGCAATTCAAAGCTGCCGCAAAGACGGCTAAAAAGAAGTAATATGTCTATCCGTGATTCAATACAGGCAAAGCTTGAGAGATACAATCTTTCTGGCGTCAATAAACCTAAGCGAGAAACATCTGGCGGTAAGTCTCACGTCGTATTAGCTAAAGAGGGAGATAAGGTAAAACTTATTCGCTTTGGGCAAGCAGGCGTTAAGACGAATCAAACCGTCGGGCAACGTGAGGCATTCAAGTCTCGCCACGCAAAGAATATTTCTAAAGGAAAGATGAGTGCAGCTTATTGGGCCAATAAAGTTAAGTGGGCTCCATCTAAGACAGCCTCATCATCTAAAAAATGGGTTAAAGGAAGTTAATTATGGCAAGTATATTAGATTATTCGGGTGATCCTAAGAAGAAATATGGGGCTGTCGCTAAGAAGGATACCATTTTTATATCAGATCCCCAAGAGTATAAGCTAAGAAAGCAAGCATTTGCTGATAGTAGCTATGCTTTTAATAATCTTTCTACAACATTGTCTCCGCAAAAGCAATATCAAGACATCAAAAACTCTCAAGTAGAAGGAGCTGAAGTTCCGTATAGTAAACCAAAAGATCTAACAGATTCAGATAAAAAGAAATTGTTAAAATCTGGTGTAGGCTATAAAGGTATTGCCCCTGTTAAGGTAATGAGATACGACGAAAAGGCTGAAGAAAGAAATGTTCTAAAAGGGCTAGATACTTCTGTTTATACAACAAGCGACAATATGGTTGCCGAAAATCCTTGGTACAAGGATCCAACTCAAGTACCCATCTTCCAAGAAAAACCTAATTACATCGATCCTTTTACAATAGCTTCCAAGAAGATTGAGGAAATGCCTATTGATTCTAAAAGCAGGGTATTGGATCTGCCTGATATTAATTTTATTAATCAGCAAGAGATTGCTATGAATCAGCCTTCTCAGCCTGCTATTACTCCACAAATGAGTAAACCTTCAGGCGCTGCTATTCAAGGGCAAAGACGCCCTGATTATGGACGTCAAATACGCAATGCTGAAGGAGAGAAATCTACTCGCGCGAAATTGATTGACTTAATCTATGACGAGCAAGGAAATGTAAGGGATAAGAAGATGTACGGCAAGTACAAGAATGAGATTGCCAAGATGAACGCGGACGAGAATTACTTGATGAACTTGTCTCCTTTGCCAGATGGTAACTTGACGGATGCTGATTGGAATAAAAATGAAGCTCCTATGCCAGCAACGCAAGAGGTTTCTGTTGAAAAACAACCTGAGCAAATTGTTCCTGAAAAATCTGTTCCTGAAAGCATTGAAAAAAAGCAAGCTCCTGAGGTAAAAACTCCTGTTAGTCCTAAATTTACTATTCCACCAATTACTGAGCTAGATCTTCTTCTAGAGGTAGCAAAGCCAGAGCCTACAATAGAGGAAATGGACGCAGATGAAACATTTAAGAATGATAGCGAAAAAAGAGAATATGCAAAAAGATTTAAAAAATATAAGGATGAAGAGAGTAAAAGAGTAATTAAGCTCAAAAAATATTTAAATGAAGCAAAAGCCAAAAATGATATTACTACAATTGAAAAAGTCTCTGAGGCACTAAATACAATTAAAAAATTTAATGACGACGCAGAAGCTAAAAAACCATTTTGGGTTGACTTGAAAAAGAAAAACAAAGCGGCTTTTGAAGCGGCTGAAAAAGCAGAAGAAGATGAGATTCAAAAGTCAAGAGATGAAGAGAATGAAAAATGGGGAGATGTAAAATTGTCGGAAAATTTAGATACATATAAGCCTACTTGGTTCCCTAAAAATGAAGTGACTTCTAGGTATGGAGTACCTTCTAAGACAGATAGCCCAGAAGCAAAGAAATTAAGACAAGCAGCTAAAAGAGTGCTAAATACAGCAGATCTATCTGCGGACGAACTAAGAGATTGGTTTAGCCGAGGAAAAGGATTTGATATGCTTAAAAAATCTGTTGCAGAGGATTTAGCTTGGGAAAAAGGTATTGACGTTAAAGACGTTCCTGAAAAAGAAATATATGACGCAACAATGCAAAATATTTCAAATAGAACATCTAGATTTCAAAATGCAAAACTTGGGTTTAATGAAAGTGCATCGGCAAAAGATAAATCAAAAACATTGGCTTTTGTAAATAACTATTTTAATGATAAATATGAATTAGATGGAATCGGTAAATTAACCAAAGAGATACCGCTAGATAAAAGAAAAGAAGTACTATCCCCGTATTATTACAAGCCTATTGAATACGAAGATGCCCCTAGTGCAACTTCTAATAAATTAAGAACTCCTAATTTAAATGTTCCTGAGTCTATTTTGAAATCTAGGTGGTTAGAGGATCCATCTTTCCAAAAAGCAACAGAAGATTTGATGAATCGTAAAATTTCTCAGGTTGAATTTCTTGAAAAAACCGATAACTTATATTTTAAAGGTGGATCTCAACCGCAAGTTATTAGACACGAAGTTCGTCATTTAGCAGATGCTTTTATGCCAAAATCTGATAGACAATTTATACAGAAAATAGTTAGTCAAATAGATCCAAAAGATATTAAGTTAAATGCAGATGAGATTGTTTACCTTAGTGATCCACTTGAAATAATGGCAAGAATTGATCAGATTAGAAAACACTTTGCAAAAAAGAAAGAAGAGAAAAATGATAAAACAGATTTTAAAGAAGCAATGCCTGATGTGCCCAGCGGAGCATATTTTGAATTAAAAGCTTTGGGTATGAAAGATGAGCAAATATTAAAAATAATGAATAAGGTTTCAGCTAATCAACCTAAAAAGAAAAAAACTTTAATGGATGTAGCGTCTGCATAATGCAACAATCCTCACATATTAAATATTGCCAATCGTGCGGAGGAGCACAAACTTATACTACAAAAGTTGAACTTAACAGGGCGACGAAGAAAAACACTCTTTGTCGCTCTTGTCGTAATAAGACAGCCTTAGGATTTAAAGGTAAGTATCGGGAAATACCTATTAGCTGGTTTGAGGAAAAAAGAAGGCGTTCAATTCAACGCGACAAGGAATGGGATATTACAATTGAATACATCTGGAAAATATACTTAAAGCAAGGTAAGGTGTGTGCATTATCTGGGTTGCCACTAGACTTTGATAAGGAGTCTGAAAACGGTATGGTATCAATCGATCGCATTAACAACGATAAAGGATACGTTAAACGCAACGTACAGCTACTCCATAAGAAGGTTAATTTTATGAAGTACGTCTATACCCAGAAAGAGTTCATAGAAATTTGTAACTTAGTAGCTTCAAAACATAAATGTTGATAGTGGAATGAAAAAGAGCGCCGCATACTACAAAGCAAATCCTGAGTCAAAAGCTAAGAAGGACGCATATAATAAAGAGTTTAACCGCAAGCCAGAGCAACGCGCTAAACGTGCTGAACTTGTTAAGATAAACCGTGAGCGCGGAACATATGGAAACGGTGACGGCAAGGACGCATCACATACAAGCAAAGGTGTTGTAATGAAAAAAGCCTCCGTTAATAGAGGCTCTAAATCAGATTCTGCCGGCGATCGTCGCGCGCGAGGAAAGTAGTTACTTCAGATCTTCCTCATAAATAACAAACATATTGTATTCAGGATTTCTTGGTGGCTTATACATCCCAAGTAATTCTATTGCCGGCATGAAGTATCCGAAGAAGGTAGACTCCTTTGTCAGAGTAACTAACGCGACGAAGTCATTCTCGTCAGGTTTGAATACTATTGGATCTGATGGACGAAATACCCAGCTGTTACCGTAGCCACTTTCTGAACAAGATTTGACGTGAACCTTAGTGTCTCCGATCATTATATCTGCATCGTAATTCTTCTTGTAAGATTCGTATATGTTGATGTCGGGGAATGTAGCGTTCTTCTTTTGCCTGTGCAAGAAATTCCATACAGCAAACTCCGCCATCTTACCTAGGTAAATATCACTTATTAACTTCTCATCTTTAACGTTATTCTGCGTGCGGGATTTATACATATTCCCGGATGCACTATTGTAGAATACTTCTTTAGAGAATAGATTCGCTAATGCTTCTTGATATGTGCTAGGAGCGGTTAGCTTTAGTTTCTTTTGTGGCATATGAAATAATTTGGAATGTCATTCTGTAATGTTTCGCACCCATCTCACTAACTGGTATGATGGTTACTTTCTTGCAAAACTTCTTGGTGTCGTCTGTTAAGACGTTGATGTGGCGAAGGAAGTCTTCTCCAATCTTGATTAGGATAATAGTATTCGTTGGATCTAGGCGAGAGTTGTACTCTAGGACAACTTCATACTTATCTACCATCCTATATTTCTTAGTAAGTAATCTACCAAATAATAAATGAAACTGATCTTTAATTTTATTCCTTATAGTCCAATGCTTTCCGGCAAAAAACTTATTAAGACTAACATCCACACCTTCCCATTCAAACACAATTTCATCGATTATCATCTTGTTTTATTTTATTCCATTCGGCGCGAACATCTAGCCAATATGCCCTATCGTCAAAATTCTTGAATCGAAACTTTTCACAAATCTCAGTTAAGAAATAATCGACGATGAAGGTGTCTTGGCTAAATGTCTTAAGTAGCGCAGCTTTTTCATCTGGAGTATACTGGTTCGGTTGCATTAGTATATTCTGATCTTCTTCTCGTTGATCGTTAGAGAGATATCTAGTGATGCATCCATTCCATTAGCGGCTAGGTTCCTTACGATCTTTCCTAGCAGATTAAATCCTATCGCGCGTTGATTGTTCTCAAGCCCTGATATCTGTTGGATTGTAGCAAATCCTGCCGCTTCCGAAAACTGTTTCTGAGTCATTCCCAGTTCAGTTCTAATTTCTTTTATAATGTTTACCATCTTCTTTTTCTTTAGCAAATTTACGTTTAGCAGTTTCTATTTTATTTCTGTGTGCTAATTGTAATTGGTTATGTATGTTTTCCCAAACTTGGGTAAATGTTGGTTGATTATTCATTTGAAGATTGATTATGTTTTACAATATCGAACATCTAACGGTTTCGCCTGATGACTTAACCGGCGGATAAAATGTTACCGTCTCACCTGTTTCTGTATCAACGGTTGTCGTTGTCTCCTTGATAGATTTAATAAACGCTTCAATAGACTTCAATTCCGCCGACTCAGATTCTACCTTAGCCTTTTGCTTGGCCCAAGCTTCTGATTGAGAAAAGTCATACTTAGTGGGAGTGTTAACCGCCTTTACGGTAACTCCTAATGAATGTGTCTCTTCCTTATCGCAACCATGTAACTCAGCCAATACATAAGGCTTTAATCCCTTTTGCAATTCACTTAATAGCAGGATTAACTTCTCGCAGGCAGCCCAATCCTTTGTGGCATCGCCTCCATTGAAAGCAAAGTTCTCAATGTATTTATCAGCCATACCAATAATAGCCTCCTTGTTAGAAGCTACTATTGGGCTGATATCTAGTTTAGCTAACTCTTGCATCTTAGAAAGGTAATAAATCTGCTGGATCTTCTACTGGAGCCTCCTCAAATTTACGAGCAGGAACCTCTTCTGCAACTACTTCTTCTACAGGATTTGATGCAGATGCTTTTCTTGCTGTAAAATACTTCTGCAATGAATCGTATGCATCCTCAGCACTCTCACTAACAGACTTGTCGATAACACCACCTACAGCCATGATAGGAGTAGAGTATTTAACAGATCCTTTCTTAGCATCTAATGCTCCTGTAATTTCAATGTAATTACCCAAAAAAGACTTTCTGTTTTCTTTAGCGAAGTCACTCCAAGCCATTAATGCGGCGCCTTTGATTGCAAGGTTAACAATCTCTCCATTGAGGTAGAAATATAAACTTGCATGGTAGTCTCCGCCAAGTCCATTCACCTTTAGCTTGATGTCCTTGTAAAGGCCCTCAGCAATAGTACCACCTTTAAATGCTCTAACCACCAAAGGTTCTGCACCTGTATTCTTAACTTCGTTGGAATAGATCCCCGAAGAAGATGAATCATGCCATCCCTTGATAGAAGACATATCGTCTAAGTGAACTAATTTGATAGGCAATGCCACCTTTTGATTCTTCTCAGCGGCTTTGTCCCAGTAAGTGAAACACTTGTCGTTTGAACTCCAAGATAAATATTTTTTTACCGGAGATTCTGTTGTTGTTTTGTACGCGTCAGCTCTTGACATAATAATAATTGTTTGGTTGAAATTGTTAAAAAATTGCTTCTTCAAATTGGGTAAGATAAGTAACCTTAAGTACCAATCTGTTTACTTTCTTTTGAACTCTAGCCCGTAATCTACCGGAGCGTGTTCTGTTTAATGGGTTCTTTACGAGTTCCTCTGCCTTGCAGATAACGTCGTTGTAGCGTTTTTTTCTCATTGACTGATTGTTTGTTGGAACAAAGTTAAACAAAATATTTGTAATGCAAAACATTTATGAAAAATATTTTATTATAACATAAAAAAAGTACCCCGTATAACAGGATACTTTTCTGGAAACACAATCAAATCAACAAAATAAGACTACCTATGCCAGTTATATTTTTTTCTTATTATAGGTTCCTCGTCGGTATAAACTTTGTTTGGTTGAGGCGTCATAGTATATACAAATCCCGTGCCATTTGTTGTAGTAAGGGTAGTTTTTTTTATAGCATCTTCTGTTAACTTATTTTTAATCATTTGTTGAGTTTTAAATGCTCTAAGCTCTTCCTCTAATAATAGGATATCTTTCTTAAGTCGTGTCAGATAAACCAAGCCATCCATTAATTCCTCACGGAGATGTTGCGCCCAGTCAGCTACTGATAGATCCGTACGATCCATATCGGTTCCGTACTTATTGTATCCTTTCTCAGCGCGCTCACCAAACTCTTTGATGATTTCAAATACTATGCTGTCGGTAAATGTTGTTGTGTTATTGCTCGATTCCATATTCTTTTAGTATGTCTGATATCTTTGTTGCACATTCAATTTTGGTATCTCTCTCAAGGCTTTCCATCTTAAGGGCCACGTCAAATAGATAGTCTCCCTGCATGGATGCATTAACAAACTGCTCAAGAACCGTCCCTTGACTATCTCCATTCTCAACCTTCATTAGCACGTCTACTTGCTTCTCAAGTTCGTTGACTAACATATTAGTGTACTGGCGGATCTTATGGTAATGGAAGTTAGATGCAACAACCTTGTCGTCAATAAAGTCTCTAAGTGATTGGCAATGTGCATAGTAGCGAATCATATCGCGAAGTTCTGCATCGGTTAATAGTCTTTTCATTGTTTGATTTTATTTTAAGTATGTGTATAATGTTGGCTTAGTTATTACTCCCCCATTATCTTTAAAAAAGCGGATGATGTCTACATTTCTTATTCCCATCATCTTTGACTCTAAATACATATTCTTTCGCGCGGAATTAACCCGTAAATTTTTCCCGCGTACAAAGAATATATTCAATAACTCTTTGTTGCACTTACCAAACTCTTCAGCAACATATTTCTTAGATATATCCATTAGGTATTTGGTTAGCTCCTGATATTCCTTATCCTTATTGTATAGCTTCTGGCACGTCCTCTTTAATGTAATCTTATTATTATTAGAAATGTTTACATATAAAGGAACTCCGCATTGATCACAATTGATCCGCGCGTACAAATTATCCAGCGCCAAAGATTTGTCTACCAGATATCCGCAATTAAAACAATTAAGGTTGTCTACCTTTAGTACCGGCATTAGAAGAAATCTGTATGGATAACAATTGGAGCGTTAGGAATATGTGGCAATGATCGAGCGGTATTGTACTCGTAGTTATCAATCGCCTCCTCATCTGTCATACCCTCTTCCATGAAGCAATCAACAATATCATTTGCAGAATAAACCAATCGCATCGGATCGTGATTAGTATCAACACCAATTACTGCCTTATCTAGTCCGTCCAGAATGACAAACTCTTCGTCAGGAAAATTCTCTAGTATCTGTTCTAGTTTTGTCATAGTCTATAAAGTAAATGCATCCTTCCTCTCCGTCTTCAGGAGTGAACTCAACGTATGCTTGGTAAAATTCATTTGGGATAACAAGAAATCTGTGGCATCTATTAGATGATGGGCACGCCTTGTTCTGGCATAATGCTATATCGGGCATCTTAGTCTAATATCTTAGAAATAATGCTTCTATCTAACGTATCCTCTTGGTTGGAAGCGGCACGATTAAAAGCTATCTTAAGTTCTAGCTCCGTGAATAACAACGTGTTGTATTGTCCGTTGTGGTTTAGTATAACAGCATAGTATTCATCCTTTGCCGTCTTACGCTTGTCTTTGTTGACAACTTTTTTTATTTCACCTACTCTTGCTTTCATTGTTTTTATTTTAATTTAGTGAGTCAATAGTTGCGTTAAAGTCTACAATTTCAATCTTTTTGCCATCAGAAAGTACGCAAGTACCTTCGTTATTACCTTCTTGAGTGATTGAATTTTGAGATAAATAATCAATTTCTTCAATATTAATCCAACTTCTTAGGATAGCGCCATCTTCACTTCTTCTTGTGGTAATCTTAATGAATTTTTTCATTGTTTGTTTGTTTAAAATGTTAGTGTACCTTATAGGGTACAAATTGTGTCATTTTGTGCATTATAGTACCCTTTAGGGTATCAAAACTTGCAAAGTTTCCGAGTTTTAATATTAAAGTGCAATCAATGGCACAAAGTGTTACCTTTTTACATAAATTCTTGTCACAAAATGAGGGATGAGCAGTTCTTATGGTATGCGCACCCCTACTGTTAATTAATCAAGTGCTCGATTCGAACGAACAGTACCCTCAGCCTCGAGGAAGGCGTGTTACCAGTTACACCAACTCGATTATTACTCTGTAAAGATATATTAAACCAATTTATTAAGCAAACCTTTTTCTTTAATTGTTTCGTAGAATTGTTTGAACGCTCTAAGTCTAGCGTAGGATGCGTGAAGTTCAGATCCTTTGGCATTCTTAATCCGCTCGATGTTAACCTCTACAAATTGTAAGTCGTTACAAATTGTAACACCTTGCTTGTAGCTAAACTTTCTTGGCTCTTTGTTTTGGCTCAGGTACTCCTTCCCCCAAGTTATTGCCATCTTGTAGTATTGCTCGTTCTTGCTCGAATCCATCCTTTAATTTGTTGAACGTGGTAATGTTAATTTTAATCCATTCTGTGCGCATTAAGTACGCCTCTATTCTGTCTTCCATAGAACCTAATAGTCTAGTGTATCTGCCATCCTTATTGTAATGATAGACGTGTAGTTCGTTGTAGTCAATCTCTGCTACTTCAGATGATGACGCGTTGCGGTAGTATTTAATTGATATTTTCTTTTTCATATTAATGTTTCTATTTCGTGTTTAACATCTTGGTAATAATTATACTCCTCAAGTTTGATTGAACTATTTAATATTTCATCCATAACTATTAAAGCACACTCTCTTGAATAATTTAATTTTCCAAAGTTTTCTATTTGATAGTCTGTTTCGGTTCGTGCGTACCTATCAAATTTTTTCATTATTTCAATTGCTTTTTCTCTAGGGCTCATATTATTTGCCATAAGCTAAATTTTTAAACGAATCAATTGCTGTAAGCCAAATATCTCTCATAAGTATTATTGTCGCATCGTTCAATGCTACCGAATGAACATTCTCGTCAGAAACAGATTGTATAACCCATTCGTATCTAAGTAATGTCTTTTGTCCATCTACGAGTTTAATTCTGCAAGTATAGGAATCGTTCTTGTATTCAATGTTTTTAAATAATTCGAATGCAATTTTTACGTTCTCATACCCTCTTACTGAATTAATTATTTCTTGTATTTCGTTTATTCTCCAATTCTCAAAAGGAACTATGCCTTTATATGAGGCATAAGATTGTGCGTAATCTTCTTTAAAATTCATTTTATTGTTTGTTATAAGTTTCGTTATAATATTGTTCTGCTCTTTTTATACATCCACCCATTACCGCATCTGCATACTCATCTGCAAATTTAATTATATGCTCTTTCTCCATTGCTTTGGCTTGTTCAAATAACTCTCGATATTGTGCGCCTCGCCACCTAATTTCTTCATTTTGTGTTATCTTATCAAATAACCATTCTACTGCTGTTTGTTTAGTTTCCATTGTCTTGATGTTTATAAAAATTCTTTTATGTGCTGAAATACAGATTCTGGGCGTTGCCAATTTTTATTTGCAAATTCAACAGATGCTTCAAAATGTTCTTTGAATACACGAACAGCCGATGGGTAATCTTTAAAAAATTTAGCTAACTGTATATAATCTTGTAGATGATATAATTCACCGCGGGAATTGCTTTTAAATATCCTCTCTTCGTAATCTTCAATATCAAGAATCTTTATAGCTTCTTTAAATGTAATTTGTTTGGTTTCTGTCTGTTTAGTTTCCATTGTCTGCCCATTTTTTAAGTTCGTCTAACGTTTTAATCATTTCTTTCATTGATTCATCCCTTTCTTTGAGTTGCCTTTCAGATAGCAAGCCACTACAATTAAGTAAAAATTCATTCCACCTTTCTTCTTGAGTATATTGATTGGCTTGGATGGCTTTCTGTTTGCGAATAAGTTTTTTAAGTATGCCCATTGTCCTGTTGTTTAGCTAATTCAATTAATTTTTCAATACAAGCATTTTCTGCTTCTTCGTATGTTTCAAAACTTAGTAAAGGATAAAACATATCATCAATAACACATTTCCATTCTTCCCTATCGTGAACACAATGTAATCTGTCTGTTATATAAACACTTAATTTATACTTCTCCCTAAACCATCTAAATACTTGGCTTTTTAGGGGCGCAATGTAAGATTGATTATTAGGATATACAGGCGACTTCATATTTCTGTAATGAAAGTCTTTATTACTTGAATACCAAGCAATATAATCGTCTCCATAGTGTTCTCCATAAAGTAGCTCTTTCAGCGCTACTGCAACCTCGTAGCTTACAAATTCTTTTTCCATGTTATTGCTTATCCTCGTAAGGGTTAGTTGTTCTAATTTCAATTCCTTTATTATTCCATCTATTATTCCATCCTTGAAAATTTGGGGAAAGATAAGTGCGATACTCATTCCCCTTTTTTTCAAAGAAATGCCCAATCTCCCATTCGCTTGGGAACTCGCCTCTTGTCCAAACAACCTGTCCTTTCTTAGGTAATTCTTCTGGGCGTTCTTGCGAGAAGCCTTCGAGCGTGTATTCAGTGAATGATAATAATTTTATATCCCCATCCAATTCCCTAATTACATTTTTTGTATTATCAAATTCAGCCATAACTCTACCGTAAAAAGTCGCTTCTACGGTACCCCATCCATATTTATGGTGGTAAACCCTATCATTAACTTTGAATATATCGTTTATTTCTATTTTCATTTTATTTTCCTTTTAAATATCTTTCTATTGAATTAGTTACTTGATTGTAATCTATTCCGTAAGCTACTTTAATATCGAAGTATCTTCTGTTTTCCATCCAGCCTTGTGGCATATCATAGAACTGAATTAGCAGGTAATGATGACTTCCTGATGAGCGCAATACTAATATGTTTTCTGTGTCAGGAACTCGTACATAAGGCAGCCCATTCTTCTTAAGATATGTTCTAACCTTTGCAATGAATGAGTGTTTAATTTTCTCCATCGTCGTAAGTGAGTAAAAAGTTTTTGATTAGTTGTTCTAGATTAATTGGTGATTCTACGTTAGGCGATCTATGTACAAAATAAAATTCATCTTCGGCTTTAAATTCGTTGAACTTATTTTTGTAATTAATAAATTTTACTAGCATATCTTTCTTACCTTCTAGGACAGCCCTGTTTGTTCTTCCGCCTTTCTCAATGCCTCTTTGATACGCATCTCTGATTGTAATTTCTGCCTCTCCCAGCAGATCCTCTAGCACATCTTTGTAATTTTCCATAACTAATTGTTGATAGTGGATTTATGATGTTTGATTAATAGTTCGATAATGTCTTGGTATTCCTTGCATTGGATGACATTGTACCTTTCCTGCTCCTCATGGATATGCACCAAATAGCATTGCCCAATCTTTAAATTTGTATTCCTTTCAATGATATACTTATACAAATTCAATTGGATACTATAGGCATTCAATTCACATTCATGCAAGAAATTGATCGGCATAAGCATCTTTTTTTTGTACTTACTGAACTCGGCGATCTCTTTGTTAGTCTTATAATCCCAGATCTGTAGCTCACCATGCTTCTGATTCCAAAACAAGCAGTCTACCATGCCTCCTATGCCAAGATCTTCGTCACCAACTACTAACTCCATTGCTACCGGGATTAACGTGTTGCTAGAGTCTGTATAAAAGTCAATAAACATCTTCTTGCAAGCCTCTAATCTCTCTTCCATCACACCTGCGCCGAATCTTTCATCGTACTCGGAGTAATCAATTGGAAATACCTTATTCTGCCAATAGTTTTCCGCGAAATTATGTAACAACGTTCCCTTTGTGCGAGATATATCTCCGCGGTATTCCCAGTCGGCAAGTAATTCCTCCGGCGTAACACCTTTCTTCTTAGCAGACTTCTCTGCTTGGGCCTTAGAGTCAAACTTCTCCTTGAATTTGCCGATAAACGCCGTACCTGAAATAAGTTCTTGCTCACCTATAAAATACTTATGAGGTTCGTCATGATACTTAACTTTCTTGAACTTAGATAACTCTTTAAATACATTCATCGTATTGGATTTTCTTAATGTTTCCTCTGTTGCCACCGAAATAACTTTTGTAGAAATTTTCCGGATTGTTTTCGTAAGCGTTGGTTGTCTTTACCTTTGACAACTCAAATACTTCTATGAACTGAACTTTTTCTAGTCTCTGTAGCTCATTAACCTTAGCTAGTAATGTACGCTGTTCAATTCGTAGTCCGCGTCGTTCATCTAGGTAGTCAAGTAGCAATTGCATTGCCGACTTACGATCCGCTCTCTCGCTTTTCTTTTTAAATCGTTTCTCTATAGGATCGAACACCTTACGATTAACCTTTGCATGTACATTGCGATCGAATCTGGCGCCGTCGGATCTGTATAGCGAAAAGAATCCTAATGCAGTTTGGTTAATCATTGAAGACATATTGCATTTAGGACATCTTATATTAGTCTTCTTCCCTCCGCGATCCTTCATTTTCTCGGCAATATTTTCTAATCCTAGATTATGATTGCACCATTTGCAGTTTGTTTTATGCTCTTTAAGTATTGTTCTCATTAGAATGGTTGGATTGTTACGTTATCAAAATTGTGATTAATTTCATTTATTTTACTAGACTGAAAGGCTAGTTGCGGTGTTTCAAAACGAAACAATTCGTCTTCCGAATCCGCCACTCGGTTAGTTTTTACATCTACGAATCTACCTACATCGCCAACCTCGCCATCTCTATTTTTTAAGATGCAATACTTTAACGTATTGTCCATCGGCGGGATCGCCTGCCCGGTAGTCTTCGCGTCGGTATACTTGTAATAGTCATCGCGATACAAACCAATTACCACAATAGCATCCTGCTCAATGTTACCACTAGAACGTAAGTCTGCTAACTGAGGCTGGCGATTAGTACGCTTCTCAATATCGCGTGACAATTGTGATAGGCAAAGTATAGGTATGTGTAGCTTCTTAGTTAACTTCTGAATTTTGTTGCTAACTGAAGACACCTGCGCGAAATCAGATTGCTCTTTAATTTGGTTGTCCCGGATCAATTGCATATAGTCAATGACTACAAGATCAATTTTATTCTTACGAACCTCTGACGTTAGTACCATTGATAAGTAATTGATATCACGATTGTCTGAATCGTAAAAGTAGATAGGCAACTGCTTAAGTAACTTTGCGTTTGAGTTTAAAATCTTAGTGACGTCTTCCTGCGTGATTCTGTTTGCCTTTAAGTCTGAATAGTTATACTCAGTCACCTCACTAGATATGTAGCGATACATTAATGAGTCTGTAGGCATTTCCAAAGATAGAAACAATACGCGTGCCTTTGCCTTTGCGGCTTCCTTTGCGTGCTCCAATCCAACGATCGTTTTACCCATCCCCGGGCGGGCCGCAATGACAATCATTCCCTCTTGCCAGCCACCTAGGGCGTAATTTAGCTTCCGGCTACCTGTTTCAATTCCGGAGAATTTAAGTACGCCGGCGGTAGCAGACATCTTATTCATTACCCTTTCGTAGATATCTGAAATGTTCTCTACCTCAGAAGAAATCGCGCCGGAAGTAATTCTCTCTAGGTTGGCGTCTACTATAGATGTTAGCTCCGAAGATGTACTGCCATTCGTTATTCCCTTCTGAATCTTTAATGAGATATCAGATAAGATTCGCTTGTTTTCAATCTCCTTTAAATCAGAACAAACCTTGGTAATCTCTAGTGGGCGCTTAGGTAGCATTGAAAGTACCTGTGACGCGTCGATCCCTAATTCCTTTTCTTTTGTTTTAAGGAGTCTAAAAACATCGTAACGATTGAATACCTTGCCGTCAATAGATAATTCAACACAGGCAGAATATGACGCCGAAAAAAGACTATCAGTAAACGCTGAAGGTGTGATAATCTTAGACGCCTCCGGAACCGTATGAGAATTCTCTAACAAGTAAGATACAATGTCTTCTTCTAATAGATAATCAACCAATTCGTTTGTAATTCTTTCTACTGCCATTCCTTTGGTATGTTTAACTCGAACTGCTTTTGATTGCTAGGTTCTATTGATTGTTTGGTTTCTAATGTTGATAGTGGAAGCTCATCCTCCCATACTCTGTTACTCAGGTACCTCTCCGGATCTTTTCTGTAGACTGGATCGGGGCGAGCTATTTTGTATCTAGGTATGGATAATAAGACTTCGTCCTTCTCAGTTTCTTTTAACTTATTCCATTTCATCCTTGTCTTCTCCTTGCCTACCTTCTTCCCGTATTCATCCCAAAACTTTTCAAATCTTTCTTCGATAATTATTTGTTTATTATTCCCTTTATTATTATCTCTTATTATATGTGCCAGATTTGTGGGGGAGGGGGGCTTCAAATCTAGCGGGGGGTATGCCAGATCTGTGGGGGAGGGGGGTGTCAAATCTAGCAGGGGGGTAACAACTCTAATTTCCCTGATTTCAACCTCTCCGCTAGGTTTTGTCTTAATTATTCGGCTAAGGATATTCAACTGCTCAAGGTTTTTTATGTATGAACGTATCGCACTTTGTGACACACCCAAACAATCGCCCATATACTGATTACTCGCAAAGCAATGTCCCTCCTTATGAGATAAACTAGTAACCAATCCAACTAATAATTTCTCATTAGCGGATATATCCTTTCTAGATAAAACTTCTCCCGGAATAATTGCGTACCAACTCATATGCTTCTTAACTCTTTATCTATGTTTTTAATCTTACGCACTAAATCTTGAATGATAACTAACAACTTATCAAATGCCTCCATATCAGGTTCGGCAAATTTCATTGCGCGCTGGTAGTCTGCTAAGTCTATCTCAAGATGTACCTTGCGCACGTTTAATATTGCCCGGTGGGCTTCTTCTTCTAAATTCATTGTGCAAAAAAATGCCCAAGCGCTTGAGGGAAGACACTTGGGCGATAGGTTTTAGCCTATTGTTTTGAACCCTACCCCTCAATAGAATTCGAAACACTACTCACAAAGGTAATACTTTTTATTTATAATCCGATGCGGGTAATAGCATAAATATTCATTGATGGTATTCCCATACTAATCCCGGAGTCATCTAACCTGCTGAAAATGAGCGTCCTAGCATCATCGGTGCAACCAAAGTACCTGCCGAGGGATACTTTCTCCGATCTACCATAGCGGTGAGTAATCTCATACTTGAATCCTTCTCGGAGGTTGTCCGGGTTAAAGACTAAGTCTTCTACTTTGTAAATTAAAATTGCCCCTCTTCCGTTTTTTGACTCTAATGTTCTAAGTACTGATCTATTGTTTTTCATTTTGTATTTAATTTAAATATGATTAATTGTTTGAACCTTCCGGCTTATATAAAACTCCTTTTGGACTGCGTTTACCCGCCGGCATCATTGATTCATCCCAATGCTCTTCAGAAACTTTCATAGAGAATGCCCTGTAAGGCTCATAACTGCCCTGTGTTTGCTTTTCTTTAGATGCAATGTGATAAATGATTGACGTGGCACAAATACTCGCTAAAAATAAAACTCCAATCTTAATAAACTTTGCTTCTTTGCTACTCATGCGTCCCCTCCTTTCTATCTTGATTCTCTAGGCCCACAATATGCGACGCGTAAAGAAAAACTGGGAGACAAATAATAACTAAGCAAAATAAATCTTCGCTTAAGTTGTAATCTACAACCTGCATTAAAATCATGCATACAATAGAAGTAATTCCGGTAATCGCTTGTAATTTTTTCATCTTCTGTTTGGTTTAGTAAACGACTATTAAATAATATGCTAAGGCGACGAATGCGTAGTAAAAAAAACATTCAATCCATTCGCCAATGGTAGGCTTTCTATTAAAACTCATCTAGCGTAGTTAGTTTAAATGATACCGGCATCAACGCTCTCTCTTCAGCGGGTAATACCTCATAAATATTAATCTCTAAATCATGTCCGTAATGTAGCATTAATTCAAAACGCTTATCGCCCATGTAGAAGTCTTTAAAAAACATCAATAGCGAATTGTATTCTACTACAGCCTCGCACGACAATCCGTCTACCCTAGCGGATATCAACACCTTGTGTTTAAACGGATTAATAACTGCTTTAAACTTTGTCATTAGATCCAATTTTTAATTGATTGATTGCATTTACTTCGTCGTATGCGTCGCGCAAAGAATAGATTTCACCTATTAATTCGTCGCGCAATTCCCATTCTTCCATCATTGCGTACGCTTCCATTTGTTCGCAGTCAATAGGTGATAAGGAACATTCCTTAATTGCTGTTAAAATTCTAGCTCTTGTATTCATTTTCTTCTGTTGGTTGAGTTTGTCTGTTTGCTATATCCTGCCAAAAATCATTTCCTTCCGGAGTGCTTTCCCAATAAAAAGAAAACAGCATCATATCAAGTAATGATTCCCAATCGGCGTCAAGTAATGTTCCTAGATAACTTTCGCTAGTGTTATGCTCTAAAACGTTATTGATAAATGCGTCCTGTTCGCCATTTGTCAAGTAATTATTGAGGTAGTCTAATCCCTTCATTGCTATATTATTTTTCGAATCCTTGCGTATGCTATAAAGTCCCATGAAGGTGCCATTGTGTCGGCGTATCTGTTAGCGTATACCCGGAAGTCATTCGTCTTAATATCCAAACTAACTTCTGAGAAATCCCGGTAAAGAGAATCAATGTATTCAGCTAATTCATATTGATATTCGTCTTCGCCTTCCTGCGTGGCAGTATAGTCTTCGCGTTCCGGCGCATTGTAGTTACCCATA